ATCCGCGAGGCCGTTCAGGGCGAGATTGCGGTGCAGACTCACGACGTTGGCGGGATGGGGTTCGAAGGCGTAGACCCGGCCCGTCGGCCCGACTTGCCGGGCCGCGATGATCGAGTAGAGCCCTATGTTGGCGCCGACGTCGGCGAACACGTCGCCATCCCGGAGCGTCGCGAGCCAGCGCAGCGTGCCGGGCTCTTTCGTCCACAGCGTCTCGGCCCGCCACGTTTCGATCGGGTCGACGCACGCGATCCGGATCCCCTGCGTCTCGATCGTCGTCATGCCAGGATCCCTGCGCGCTTCGCCTGCGTCAGCGCCGCGAGCCGTGCCGCGCCGGCGGCCGCGTCTTCGATGTTGATCGTCACGGTCTTGCGCAGCTGACCGACCGGCCCGGTGAGTGGCCCGACGCTGTGCCAGGAGTTCAGGGTTTTCACAAACACGACCGCGGCATTCGGCACGTACGGCATCGACTCGACCAGATCGAACCGCGCGCGATCGGCTTGGTAGTCGATGAGCTCGACCGTGGCGTCTGTCGGCCGGAGGATGTCCGTCCCGCCGCCCCAGGCGTCCTGCCAGCCGTCGCCGTCCTGGCGCATCGCAAGCACGACCGTCACGCGCTTTTCGGGGATGTCCGTATGCGGGCACAACACGCCGCCGTCCGCCGGCAAGAGCGAGAATTCAAACCGCGCCGAGAGCGGCACGTCGGCGTCCACCGCGATCTGATGCTGCCGCAGGAGCGCGAGCATCTGACTGATAAACGCGGGCGCTTTCACGTACGCGTGGAACGCCTGCCAGGCGGGCTGACTCGCGAGGAACGCGTGATACTGATCCGGGTGACTGCTTTCCGAGAGCGTCAGCTTGCGATTGACCGATCCCCCTGAGGTCCCTTGAAACAGATCCACGGAGGGAAACGAGCCGGCTAAGGTGGCATAGAGCGACGGCTCGAGCACGCGCGTCGCCCGCGCCACCGCATACGGCTCGCGGATCACGGTGAGGCGTTCGAACGACAAGAGCGGCGGCGTGCGCACGGTCGGCTGACGGAGCGGCCCGACGACGACATGGAGCTCGGCGCCTTTCCGGAACACCTTCGCGACGTCGAAGAACTTGCCGAGCTTCCCTTCCCACCAGGTCTGGCCGCGTTGGGTGAGATGGGTGTTGCGGCCATCGGCGTAGGTCTTCCCCGCCGGGCCCAGGTGAATGACGAAGTAGCCGGTCCGCTGGAGACACCGGCGGATATCCCCGAGGACGTACTGCACCTTGCCGTCTTCCACGTGCTCGAGGACGTCGGTGCAGATGACGATGTCGGCCGGCCGCGGCGCCGCGTCCTTCCCCGGGATGGCCGGGTCGTATTCCCAGATCGGGAACGGGAGCGCCTTTGCCAGATACCCCTTGCCGCAGCCGTAGTCGAGGATCGACGTCGTCTTGAGGGCCGTCGCGAGGTTCAGCACGGTGGGCGCATGCTTCCCGCCGCCGACGCCGAAGTGCAGGTTGTCACGGTGCAGCTGGGCGTTGAGATCCTTGGCCGTCGCGCTGATGAGTTCCGGCTTGCTGAACGCGAGACTCACCGTCGCGCGGGGCTGCGGCACGTAGGACTTCGCCAGCTGCTGCACCAGGCCCTCGCCGTAGAAGGTGGCGTGCACGTCGGGCATCGCGTCGAGCTCGGGGAAGGTCGCCTTCGCACATTCGAGGAAACTCGGCGTCGTGTAGAAGGTGATCCCGTCCACGATCACCGGCTGGCGTTTCTTGGCCTGGAGCGGATGCGCGGCGGCATGCTTCCCCGTCGGCCCATCCGAGCCGTCCATGCCGAAGATGTGCTGATCGGTGAACCCGAGGAACCGCGCGACGGTCATCGCCCGGAGCCCGGCGCCTGGCCCCCCCGTCAACGCCCATTCGCCGGGCGGGAGGATCCGGAGGCCTTCCTCGGCACTGTCGAAGATGTGCCAGAGCTTCACGGTGAAGCCCTGGAGGTGATCAAACACCGCCGGGTGACAGGTCGACGCCATCAAGTACTCGACGTCGGGATGGGGTTCGCCGATCAGCAGGGCTTTGTGCTTCCGCGGGTCGACGTCGAGGTGGTACGTCGGGATGATCCCGCGATCAATCAGGAACCGGTGCGCGCCCGAGCACGTGATGACGACCGGGAACCGGCGGATCTGCTCCCAGGTGTCATTGAGGCTCGGGCCGTAACAGACGATCGCGATCGGCTCGGTCCGCCGCGCGTGCGCCTGGGCGATCCGGCCCGGGACCTTCGCCAGGTTGACGCGGATCTGTTCATCGCGCAGCCACAAGGGGATCGCATACACCGTCTTCTGCTTGACGGCGAGATCCAGCGGGGCGTCGGCGAGGGCGGGCGTCATCCGATCTTGTACGCGCGCAAAAACGAGCCCCGGTAGATGTACAGGGACGTGGCGACGACGGTCGTCAGCCCGGTGATGTGCAACGTGCCGCCCGTGGTGCTGGCGATGATCAAGGCTTCGCACACGACCCGATTGATCGCGGCCGTCCCGGCGGACACCACGGAAAAGTGCGCCGCGCTCATCCCGTTGAACGGCTGATTGATGGCCGCGATATTCGCGCCGCCCGTCGAGACCGCGATCGCCGAGGTGCCGTACCACAAGCCGTGACACTGCTGCTGCGTGAACCCGGAGGCGGCGAGCCCCAACCGATACCCCGTCGCGGAGATCGCCGAGACGTTCATCAGGATCTGCGCTTCGATCTGGTAGATCCCATTCGCGGCAATCGACACGCTCAACCCGCTGAGATTCACGGCCGTGCTGAGCGAGATGCTTTGCAGCCCTTGGACGACTTTCGTTTGAATCGTGTCGCCCGGCGCGATGGTGTTTTGGAGCGCGGAGATCGCGTTGCTCAAGCTGTTCGCGGTCGCCGTGCCCACCGACTTGGCATCCGAGAGCGCCGTCGAGAGGGCGGAGAGGTTCAGCGAGATCAGCACGACGTTCGCGCTCAGGGCCGAATGCACCTGACTGATCGCGCTGATTTCCGTCGAGAGCTTCGCGCTGAGGGCCGAGATCGCCGTGGACAGGGCGGAGGCATTCACCGAGATCCGCGCGACATCGGAGACGAGCGAGGTATGCGCGGCACTCACCGCCGCGGCCGCACTCGCCGCCGCGCTGGCGATGGAGGCCACCGAGGTGAGACTCGCCGACACCGCCACGACGGCCACGCTCACCGTATTCGCCGCCGCACTGACCACGTCGACCTTGGTCGACATCGCCGAGACGTTGAGCGAGATCGTCACGACGTTCGCCGACAAGGCGGAATGCACCTGGCTGAGCGCGGAGACCGCGAGCGACAGCGCGACACTGACCGCACTCGCCGCGTTCACGACTTCCGCGGACGTGACGGATCCCCCCCCGCCGACGCCACTGTTGGCGCTCACCCGGTTCACGAGCGACAGGTATTCGGTGGAGGTGACACTCCCGGCGCCGGCGACCAGGCCGGAGACGGTGACCGACAAGCGCCCGACGTCCGAGACGAGACTCGTATGCGCCGCACTCACCGCGGCCGCGGCACTCACGGCCGCCGAGGCAATCGAGGCCACGGACGTCAAACTGCCCGAGACCGCGACGACGGCCGCCGAGACGGTGTTGGCGTGCGCGTCCGCCACGGAGGCCAAGGCGGAGGCCGCGGAGAGGCGCGTACTCATCGCGGAGAGGTTCAGCGAGATCCCCGCGACGTTCGCGGAGAGGGCGGAGATCACTTGCGAGAGCGCCGAGACGGCCAACGAGAGGGCGACACTCACCGCGCTGGCCGCATTCACCACTTCGGCCGAGGTCACCGACCCGCCCCCGCCGACGCCACTGTTCGCCGACACGCGGTTGACGAGCGACAGATACTCCGCGGAGTTCACGCTCGCCGCGCCGGCCGTGAGCGCCGAGACCACGGTGGACAGCCGCCCGACGTCGGAGGCCAGACTCGTATGCGCGGCACTCACCGCCGCGGCAGCCGACACGGCGGCACTGGCGATCGAGGCGACCGAGGTCAGACTCCCCGAGACCGCGACGACGGCGGCGCTCACCGTGTTGGCGTGCGCGTCCGCGGTGGAGGCCAAGGCGGAGGCCGCCGAGAGGCGCGTACTCATCGCGGAGAGGTTCAGCGAGATCCGCCCGACGTCCGAGGCGAGACTGGTGACGTTGGCCGAGACTACGGCGGCCGCCACCGACACCGTCTGCGCGTGCGCCTCCGCCGTGGACGCGAGGGCCGAGGCCACCACGACCGCGGCCGCGACGACGGAGACAGCCGTCGAGAGGAGATCGTCCTTCGCCACCCGGGCCGCGGTTTCCGCACTCACGGCGGTGGAGACGACATCGACCGCGGCTTCGAGGTCGGTGAGGGTCTTGACGGTGATCGTCGCCGCAATCTGATCGCCGACGACGATCGATCGCGCGCTCGCCCCTTCCTGGGTCCGCGTGATCGTGAAGGTGTCGCCCACGATCGCCGTGACCCGCACGATCTCGGCGTTCGTCGTGAGGGGTTGCGTGCTGATCGGCCAGACGGTGGCGTTGAACGGGGTCGCGGGAAAGCGGGCGCCCTGGCCGCCGGTGACGATCAGGGACGTGCCTGAACTCGCGGGACTGGGGGCCGTGGCGACCAGGCTGTAGGCGAAGTTGGCGTGCGCGTCCATGTCAGGCTTGCTCTGACGTCACGCGGCGGGGCCGGTGCCAGGCTTCCCAGTCCCAGCCCCAGCCGTCGGGTTGACCGGTCGTGGATCGCGGCTCGATCAGGCTGTCGTCCACGCCATCGATCAGGAGCTGGCGGGAGAGAGCGCCGACCGCACGAGACGCCCTCCGCATCGGTGGGGACTCCTCTTCGAGTTGTTGGTGAACCGGCGCGAACGCGCCCGGTGCTCGACCAGCCTGACCCGGTACGGGCGGGCAGAGGTGTGCCATTCCGCACGGCGGTGACGGCTAGTCGCACGCCGGTGTGTCTAATAGTGGATAGTCCGCGGGAAAACGGGCTGAGTAGGATGCACCATTCCTCTACGGATGCCGATCGACCCGCTTCCCCCGCCGCACCCGCTCCCGACGATTCCGCATTTATTGGAAGTGGCCCATGTAGCCCATCGGCTCAGTGCCAGCCAGGAGTACGTCCGGCGGCTCATTCGGGAACGGAAGCTGGCGGCCATTCGCCTGGGCACGCGGTGGCGGGTCGATCCCCTGGACCTGCAGGCGTTCATTGATGCCCAGCGGCAGGCCACGAATGGCCACCACGCGGCGCCGTCGAACGGAGCCGAGGCCTGATGGCCACGGGCACCTTCACGAATCACCCCACCCTCGTGGAACCCTTGCCGCCGCTCGTGCGGAAGCAACGCCGGCTGGCTGGGCGGATCGCCGTCGTCGCGCAGGACGTCAAGGACGAGAAGATCACGCGCGAGCAGATTGACGCGCTCTTGGTCGCGGCGGGCCTGAAGAAATCGGACGTCGTCACGTGTGCCGGGTATGACGTCCGCCACAACGAACGCGATGGGCAATCCGCGATCAACGCGGACAAGGTCACGGAGCAGCTCGTCGCCGCGGGCGTGGATCGGGATCTCGTGGTCCAGGTCCTGGTCGACAGCACCGAGACGGGCGAGCCCGCCAAGTTTGCCACCGTGACGCCGTCCAAGGGCGCGAAGGTGCGATCCCCGTCATGAGATCCCGATCGATCCGCCTTGCCTCTCCCCCTGCGGAGTCGGTGGCACATCGTGCAGGCGCGTCTGCGGTACGGCTGGCGCGACTGGTGGGACGATCTCCGATACTTAGTCCGAGTTAGTCCGAGGCTGAGCCCATGGTGCAGCCGATCGCCCGCCGCACGCTGTCGATCAATCACGCGGCGGCCCTGGTGGACGTCTCTCGGCGCACCATCTACACCTGGTTGACCGCCGGGAAGCTCGAGTACGTGCGGACCGCGGGGGGATCCGTGCGGATCTTTGAAGACTCGCTGTGGCGGGAGCGCGATCGCCCTGTGGACCCGGGGCCGCATGGCTGAGCGACGCGAATGGTCCGGCTTTCGTGGCGTGCGCCCGCCCGCCGAGATGTCCTCCTGTCACGCACCGAAGAAGCGCATGGCCCACGCGACGCTCCGGCCGCCGGATCCGAGCATGGAGGTCGATGCGGCCCCACGCGATCCGGTGTTACTCGCCGAAGTCGAGCGACTCTATCAGCAACTCCAGATCGAAGGGCGGAAGGGCGGCGTTCGATCGGGGAGTTGGCGACAGGCGCGCAGTCCCGCGTACCTGGCGCTCGAAGATCAGATTCGCGAGGTGGCGGGACGGTACTGGAAGAGTCCGGTGCGAGGATAAAGCCACGAGCCCTCGAAGTTCTTGAAAGCCACGTGAGAGCGGCATAAGCTTCGCGCGTGGCAATTCAGAACGTCGAATGGAGCCTGATCGAACATCGCGCCGACCAAGCTTTTGAGGTACCTCTATCCGGGTATTTGGGGACTCGAGAGTTGCCGTGCACGTGTAGATTCGGCCTCGTCATCGACTTCACCGGCACGCCGAGCGACGGCGACACGGTGAGCGTCGAGGTGCTGGATAGCTACAATGTGTCACTGTCGTCCAAGTCCGACAGGATCCAGGAGACAAACGAAGCGGGGCGGGCCGAGGTCCCCTTCGACGTCACGTTCTCGCAGCCTGGCGTCTATACGGTCCGCGTGTGGAGAGGCGACCTCCTGGTGGACGAGCGCGCGCTCACCGTCGAAAAATGAGCGCGACTGTCGAAGCGGTAATCATTGTGGGAATGATTCTCGTTCTCGGCGCTCTGTATCAGATCGCCAGACACCTGGAGAGGATCGAAACGCTGTTGCGGGACCGATTCTTCCCAGATCCCGACGACCTCCTAGATCCGGACGACAACGGAGAAGACCAACAACGCTAGCGCGGTCTTCATCACCGCGATCGCTCCTCCGTCCGTCGCACCCGCCGCCGTTGACTCCGTCTCGGATCCCACGGCACCTGTCGATTCCGGGGCCACGGGAGTAAGACTTGCGTCGTCTTATTGAGCCAGACGTACGCCACATGATTACTCGTATGCCCTCTCGAGAGGATGCAGCGGGATCCGGAGGGGTGCGTGGCGCGACAGGGATCCGTCACAGCACGGTTACCCCAACGTGATCCGATTGCCGCCGCCGTACGCCGCATTGAGCCGCTGCTCGTAGAACGCGACTTCTGCGCGGAGCCCGTTCAACACCGCCGCGTAGTACTCGTCCTCAGTGATGACGCCCTTCGCGATGAGGAGCCGGCCGAGCGACCCAAAGTCCGACATCACGCAGTTGAGGCCGGTCCGCAGATGCTTCGGCTCCGTTGCCTTGATCGCGGGGTTGTTCATTTCGTAGGCGACGCCGGTCTGAATCGCGTGGCCTAGTCGCGCATACTCCGCGAGAAATTCGTCCACTGTCACAGCGCCTCCCGATCCGTCCGCAGTCTCGCCGCCCGTCGCTCCGCCATGGCCGCATGATCGGCGCGGGGTGCCGGGCGCGGCGTGTTCCCCCGACGCAGCGCCCAGCAATGCCGGCAGCGCCCCAACTCCTGCGCGTACCGGATCTCACAGTCCGTGCACATCCGCGGCTTCTTCACCGCTCCAGGTGCCATCAGAGCGCCTCCAGATCCGTCCGCCGAATCACGGTTTCATCCCTGCAAAGGCTTCGTCGGCACGCCTTTCCCACTCCGCTCGCGGAAACGATCTGGCGTAGAGAAACGCGATGACTTCGCGAATACTGAAGCCGCCTCGGTAGCCGCGCGTGGCGTCGATCATTGCGGGTTGAGAGCCGTGGATCGCGCAGTACACCTCGTACGCGAGCAACGCCACCGACTCAGGGAGTTCCTTCGGCGGCCGATCCGCCTGCATCGGGTGGACCACCATCACAGCGCCTCCAGATCCATCCGCCGGTACCGCCGCCCGCGCATTTTCACCTCACCCGCCTGGACCGCCTTGCGGAGTTCCGAATCCGAGATCCCGGCGAGCGCGAGCGCCTCCGCCTTGGCCACGTACGCCGATGTCTGAGACGTCTCAGACATGACCTTTCTCGCCGCGCTGACGAGGGCGCGGAACAGATCCTCACCGGGCCCAAGTTGAATGCCATGTAGATTCGGTGTGGATTCAATGTGCGCGAGACCCTCGTGGGGGTCTCTATGGGGTCCGCCGTTCGAGCCGTTCGAACCGTTCGCACCCGGTACCAGAAACGGCGGCAAGGGCCCTGGCTGGCGTTCCTGCGCGATTCTGGCGACGTCGTCCGGCTGATAGACGGCCAACAGCGGCCCGCGTCCGTCGCGCTGCCAGCGGGCTTGCTGGATCTGCCCGGCCTGGACGAAGCGCTCGACGCTCTTCGTCGTCACGCCGATCGCGTCGGCGGCCTGCTGTTTCGTTAGCCACGTGGCGTAGTCCGGTGGGGTCATATCTGAGACATGCGAGACGTCTGAGACGTCGAAGTCGTGGCACGTGAAACATTGGCGATCTTCTGCTTCGGGCGATACGACGCACGCATCTGCTGCGCTTTCTTGAGGCGACACGCCCGACAGGCCCAGCCGCGATCCTGATCTGACTTCGGACGGCCGCAGAGCGGACAGAGTCCTTTCGCGACGGCGCGTTCACGCCAGAGTCGACTGTTCTCCGTGTTGCGGCTCATGGTTGCCAGTTCTCCTGAAGGAACAGCACAAGCGCTTGTCGGCCGCGCGCGGTCTCCATGGCTTTGTCGAGCGGACGGCATTCAGTGCAGAGCGTCTGCGCCCGATCGACCCAGCCGCAGCCATTCGCGCACGGGTCGTTGTACGTGCAGCCGCACCACCGGCAGCGACCAGGCGAAAGCGACACACGGATCGTCAGCGCGGCCTTGACTTGTTTCTTGCCCATCTACCGCGCCCCTCCATTCCGTTGACTCCGATACTCCGTGGCCGCGGCTTTCCTGACGGACTCGTGGCGGTCGTGGATGGTCTGTCGGAGTTCCTCGATCGGCGTGGGTCTGGATTCTCTTCGACGTCGCCAGCGAGCAATCCCCCACTGACTGATCGCCCACGCGATCCCGATTCCGGTGAGGAGGCCGAGGAGGTCGCCGATCGAGAGGGTCAGGTCCATGCGCTACGCCTCGCTCCCTTCGAGCTGCTCGAGTTCCCGTCGCGCCTTCGCCGCCCGTCGCTCCGCCAACGTCGCCGCCAGGCCCAACACGGCCCCGCACTTCGGACAATTCCCCCACCGATGGAATTCAGCCCTCGGCATCCGGGCCCCGCGCCAGCGACAGGATCCACAGCGGACTTTGATCGCACCAGGGACGGAAGGACTCATCTGATGCCTTTCGTCCACTGCGCCCAGACCTGGGCGGCTTCCTCACGCGTGACCCGCCAGAACACCGGCGCCCGATCCGGAGGTCTGACTCGTGTGCGCGGGCGCTCGTGAAGGCCGACGATGTCGCACGCCCGGCCGACGATCGCGGCGTCGTACGGAATGTGCAACTGGGCGCAGCGGGCCTTCAACGCCTCTTTGACATCCGCCGGGTGCTCGAAACGCTCCGTCCGTACCAGGTCGCGCAGGACCCGCGCGAGGAGACGTTCCCGTGTTCGGGTCGCTCGGTCAGCCATGTTTCTTTCGCTGCGCGTTCTGCTGCAAGACGCCGCGAATCGTGTCCGCGAATCGCTGCCGCCAGTTCAGGTCGGGTGTCGGGGGTGGCCGAATATCGTGCGGGCCGAACGTCAGTTGTTCGGGAGACGCGGCGCGCAGCGCCGGTTCTTTGTGATCAAGTACTAACAGGGGATCTGTACGTACAGGGGATTGGGGTGCCACCGTGGCACTCAAAAGCGCGTCTTGGGTGCCACCATGGCACTCAAAACAATCCTTGGGTGCCACCGTGGCACTCAAACTTTCCACTTCAACAGCTGCGTTGGGTGCCACCGTGGCACTCAACGGCGACACGAGTTTAGCTTTCCAGTTGTCTGCGAGCCGTTCCACGCGGATGTTGTAGATCGTCGCTCGCCGATGGCGGCGCTTTGCCTCAATCCACCCGTCCTCCTCGAGTCGTTTCAAGGAACGAATCACGGTGCGTCGTGGCATCCCGGCTCGCCGAATAAGCGTTGTGAGCGACATACTCGCGTGTTGTCCTGTCTTGAAATTCGCGAACGTCGAGAGCGTCCCGAGCACGGCCTTATCAGTCCCTAGGCCGCGGAACCCCGTGGTCCAGGTGATGCGCTCCGGCACCGACGCATAGCGGTCGTCGCTCGGGCGACCCGGGTGTGTTCGATCGCCGACAGACGTCGTGGTCGGGTCGTTGGTACTTTGATAAAATCGTGTGTCTGGCTCCCGCATCGGGGTGGAGCCTCCGCCGCGAAAAAGGGTTGCTCACCTGCGCGCGGTACGTGCCTGCCACAGCAACTGGCCGCGCGTAGGTGATCCCGCCGTTACCGCTTACTTCCAGAGCGCATCATCGCCGTCCCGTTTGTAGCGCTCGTTGTGCAACCAGGTCGCCGTCACGTTCGAGATGATCGATCGCCGACGGAGGCACCACGCCACGAACCACACGAACGCCATGCCCCCGACGAAGCCGAGCCAGAACGTCACTGCGTGCTCCGGTCCAGCTCCTCGGCCTTCGCGATGAGGATGGACGCAAGTTGGAGCGCATGGCCCGCCGGCAACGCCAGGAAGCTCACCGCCTTGCCGAACTCGAAGCGAATCACTCCGTGCCGTGGGTCTGCCGCAATCGCCACGGCGAGTTCCCCTTCATCGTTCGCATCCAACTTGCCGTACGGAAACTGCCCGGTCGGGCCGATCGTCGCCGTCGCCCGCCCGCGCCGGAAAATGCTACAGAGCCACCCGTAGGAAATCTGCTTCGCCTGCGCGGCGGCCATCAGTTCGCGGCGCACGTCCACGGGCACGTCCATGTCATCGTCCAGGGTCATTGATGCGTCTCCACCCGCCGCGCGGCCTGTCGGGTCACCTCACACGCGGCGCACCCGCACGACTCGACATGATCGGCGGGATCGATCGGCAGGGCCCGGGCTCCGGCCGCCGATCGATCGGTTTCCTCGGTCTCGATGATCGCCACCAGATCGGTGTGGTGGCCGTGAAAGCGGAGCGGGATCAGGAGTTTCACGATCCACTCTTCAGAAACGGTGCCGCCTGCTGTAACCACGCCTGCATCGACGCCACCCACTGCACTTCTTCCTCGTACGTCGTCATCGTGTTGTAGCCCGAGAAGATCACGCCTGCCTCCCGCACGAGCTCCAGCACCACGTGGTTCACTTCCGGCCCGTCGTCCCCGAGTGCGCCTTCGTCGCGCAGCGCCGCGGCGAGCTGGGCGATCGTCTCGCCGCATTGCCGGATGGCTTGCAGCACGGCTTCGGTTTCGACGTCCTTGGCGATCATGTCGTCCGCACACCCTCGGCGGTTTCGGGCCACCAGACGCGCTCGCCCGGTTGCGGGGTGTAGGGCACCGGCGTCGAGCGGAGCCGCACGGTCGCCAGCGTCGCGGGGTTCGTGGGTCCGTAGACGCCCTGCGCCCCCCCGAGCGATTGCAGCACCGGGCCCGGCGTGGCGTTGCACAGCACCACGAGATCGGCCTGTCCGCTGCGGGCGAGTCGAACCCCGCGGACGTCCCCCTCGGTGATCGGGGTGATCGTGCGGAACGCCGCGGGACTCCCGAACTCGAGCACCGTCACCAGGGCGTGAAACCCGTCCGCATCCGGCGGGACGAGCTGCACATGATGGAGTTTTTCACTCTGGACCATCTGGCTATACGCGGGCGTGTTCCAGGCGGTCGCTTCGTTGATCGCCGTCGCGGTCAGCGAACCGTCCAGCCACGACACGCGCGCGGTGCCCGCGGAGGCGCCCGTCCCATACGCCCAGGTCGCGCTCTGCCCGGCGATCGTCGGTACGACGGGACAGTGCCAATGCCATTTCCGCATCGGCCCCGCGTTGATCAAACTCTGCACCGGCCAGGTGGCGCTGCTCGCATGGCGGGCGAAGTTGGGCAGGGTGCGCGGGTCGACGAGGTGCGTCCGATCGCACACCACCAAGAGATCGTTCACGTCGGTCTTGAGGTAGAGCACCGACCGGCTGAACTCGTACCAGAAGACCGGGGGGGGGTAGTAGCCGCCGCTGACGTAGAGACTCCCGCCGGACGTCCCGGCGGTGTAGGTCCAGCCCGCGCCCTCGTCGAACACCACGGCGCCCCGGTATTCCGCAGGACAGCCGAGATTGTAGGCTTCAAACGTGTTGCACCCCTGCCCGCGCGACACTGAGGGCCCGCCATAGGTGATCGGATGCGTCAGCGCCCACGCCTTGTTGCGAATCAACTGGAGATCGCCGAAGTTGCGCAGACTGTGATCCAGCGGCCCCAGCGGCCAGAAGGTGCGGTGATACTGCTGGAAGAGATGCGAGGCGGACGGGTCGTTCCAGGCCGTGCGCGACACGATGACGCCCTGGCCCGCCGTGCCGTTGAACGTGGTCGGCAGCACCGAGGGCGGTTCGACCGGCCCGTAGGGATTGAACAGCAGATGCGCGCGGGGATGAATCTTCGCGGTGTAGGGCCCCAGCGCGCCGTACTTCGCCACCAGATCCAGCACCATCTGGCGGGCCTGCGGGTGATCGACCATCGCCGCCGGCGTCGCCACCTGCTCGACCTCATAGGCGTGGGGGCCTTGGTCATCGCCCCACTGAAATTGTTCATCCAAATTCGGGGACGAGAAGTGCCGAAACCGCGTCGCGACGGCGGGGATCCAGGCGGCAATCTCGGGGAAGGTGTCCACGCCCGCCGCCAGGAGCGCGTAGTACCCCAGCAGCACCAAGCGAATCGTGCCGAGGTTGTATTCGCCCGCTTCCACCCACTCGCCCCCCGCCGCGCGTTCGATGAAGGTGCGCACGGCGTTGCGCGCGGTGCTGGCATTACTCCCCGTGCTGACCAGTCCGCCGAGCCGGCTCAGGAACGCTGCCGCCGGTGGATGCACCTCGCCGAACGCCGTGGCATACATCGCCACCGCCATATAGGTGCCGGTGGTCTGATCGGAATCCCCCAAGCGCAACCCCAGGGGCGACGTCGGCAGCGGGCCCAGGATCGTCGGGTGCATGAACGCCCGATCGAGGGCGGCGAAGTAGAGATCCCGTTCGTCCTGGGTCAACACCGGCCAGAGGACGTCGAGCATCAGCACATACTCGATCGCGTACTCGCGCAGATGGTTCGACACCATCGTGCCGGTCCAGAAGACATTCGCCTTGATCACGGCGAGGGCTTTGGCCGCGTGGACCACATCCCCGGTCCGCTGATACGCGAGCGCCGCACACAGGCCGGTATCCCCCGACCGCGACACCAGGGCTTGCGCCAGCACATCCCGATACCACACCGCCCCCAGACTTTGACTCCCGGCCTCGGCCTCGGCCTTCATGCGGTGCTGCAGGGTCTGCCAGGCGGGGGTCCACAACAGCGTCGGCTCTCGGCCCGTGGGACTCGTCACCGGCGGATCCGGGATCACGACCGGTTGTTGATGCGCTTCGATGAGGACGCGCAGCGATTCGATGAACGCGGGATCGGTCAGCGTCATGGCCCCTCCTGCCGTTCGACCACGTGCGATGTCTGAGACGTCTGAGACATGGATCGGACGACCGTGTCCCCGGCGTTCGACTCGCGTGAACGGCGACGAGTATGCGCCGGGGCGGCCGTCGATCGGACGCTAGGTGACATAGCCCGGGTTATCAGACTCTCCCCGATTCCTTGAGCAAATTCGCGCGCCCTATTTCCGCCTCCGGCAATCATTTCTTTTCTGGCGCCGGTCGCGACGAGGTGGAGCCACGGCCGGAAGAGCGCGAGTTGCCGGGGGTCGCCCGGCAGGTAGCGCGCCCGTTTGGGCCGTCCCAGATACACGCCGCGGAACCGCGCCGTCGCGCGCTGGGCCACGAGGCGGTCGACGTCGCGCTTCAAAAACAAATACTGACCCGCGTGGGTGGTCTCGTGTGGGAGGCGGCCGGTCCGGGCCAGCCAGCGCACGAGCCGTTTGGTGCGTTCCAACATCCGCGCGACGTCCGCGGTCGTCAACCACCGGGGATCCAATGGCGTCGCGAGCGTCCAGTCGAGTCGGTCGGGTACCTGACGGAACGGCGTGTCGAAGCTTGCTAGAGTGGTCGACGACATCGTGGGAGGCGCTCCTTACGCCTGTCTGCGGTGTTTGCTCTACACAGGCCGGTCGTTGGCTTCTCGCATAAGCCGCGGCTGGCCTGTTTTTTTCTGGACCCGACTCCCCTCCCTCGCCCGAGGCCCGAGACGCAGCTAGCGCCGGGCCGATCGTGTACGCCGTTGTCTGACAGGGTTGTGTGGTCGTCGTCGCTAGGACGACACGTCGGCCTCGGTGTCGTCGCGGGCCCCATGCTCCACGACGCCGGCGATCGCCACCATCAACACGGCACCGAGCACCAGGCCGATCAGGATCTTCATGCGTGCGCGTCGCCTTCCGGTCGTACGGCCCACGCGTTGCACAGGGACTGACGCACGCGAGACGTCCGGTTCCCTGCATTGAGACGGGCACGCGAAGGGCACCACGCGCACGCCTTTAGGTCACCGTTCCGCTCTCGCACGACCTTCTCGTTCAACGCGGTCGTCATGACGCGAGCCGTCGGCCGCGACGCAGGGCGATCACCGTCGTCCCACGGACCCACGCATCGAGATCCGCCCGGTCAAACCGCAGCGTCGAGCCAAGCCGGCAGACCGGCAGATTGTTCTCTTTGATGTGGTAGTAGAGCGCTTGCTTCGTGCGGAGCTTGAGGTACGCGACGGCTTCGGCGGCGGTCAGGTACGGGCTGTCGATCGCCGCGCGGGTCATGACGCGATCGCCAGCGGGAATAAGTCCGTGGCCTTGCGCTTCAGGAGGCGCGCCAAGGCTTTGCGCTCGGCGTCGGTGGACTCACGCCAGCCGTTCACGATCTGGCTCATGCGGGACTCATGGATCCCGATGGCCTTCGCCACTTCTTGCTGCGACAGTCCGCTTTCGAGAATCGCAATTTTGAGCGTGAGATTGATGGGCATGTTTGGTTCGCCTGGGAACGATATCGTGATAGGCATCACGTGTCAACAACATCTTTCACTATCGCGTGACAGCAAGAAATCAGGCCTGCTTTGGCAACATTTGATGCGGCGCGCCTGCTACCGTGCCCGTCGATGGACACAAATGAACACCTGCGGCAACGGGCGGTGCGCCTCAGCAAGCTGGGGATCAGTCACAAGGTCCTGGCCGGCAAGATGGGCATGGCGCCCAGCACGTTCAGTAAGTGGCTGAATCGGAAGAAGGGGATCGGCCCAGCGTCCACGGTGGCCCTCGATGGGTTCAATGACTACGTCGCCGAATTGACAGAAGCGCTCACCGAGCACCACGACGGGATTCGTCAGCCAGGTGTATCAGGGAAGCACACCGCTGGCGGCGGTGCGATCGGATCAACCAATGAACGTGACGGCCGTGCTCTTGCGGACGCCTCCGTAGCCCCCCATGCCGAAGCTGCTCCCCTTTCCCCGGCGTACCGTGCAGCGACTCGCCGTATCAGTGCTGCTATTGACGGCGTCACGCGAGCGACTGAGCAGGCCGGAACCGTGGATCAACCGACCACGCCCAAGCGAGCCGCTCGGCAACATGCTGCAACGACTCGCGCGCAAGCGACCCGTCGCGGTGCTGGTGCTGGAAAGCATCGTCGCTGATCTCCTGGAGTTGGACGATCCGTAAATGGGGATCTTCACCCGGCCGGACTCGCCCTGGTGGTGGCTGTATCTCGAGACGGCGCCGCGCGGTCAACGGAAAGAGAAGACCGCGATCCGCATCGGCACGACCGCGGCCCAGCGACGGGACAACCGGCGCGACGCCGAGCAGGTCTACCACCAGCGCATGACGGAGCTGGCCGCGCACATTCATCGGCTGCCCGTCGAGCGGGCCGCGATCATCTTCAGCACATACGCGACGACGTACAGCCGTAATGTCTTGTCCCATCATCGCGGCTACGCACGCGAACAGGAGATCGTGAAGACGTTGATCGCCGGGTTCGGTCCGCTGCCGCTGCCGGCGATCGATCGTGAGCGCGTGCAGGCGTGGATGACCCTGCGCCGCAAGGCCGTGAGCGGGAACACGGTCAACCGCGAGGTCGCCGTCCTGAAGCCGATGCTGCGCGCGGCCGTCCCGAAGTATCTGGCCGCCTACCCGCTGACCGGGCTGAAGAAACTCCCGGTCGTGCCGCCGAAGCGCCGACTGATGACGCCCGCCGAGGAAGCGAAGATCCTGACGCACCTGGCCCCCGACGATCGCGCCATCTTCCTGTGTGGCTCTGACGCGTTGGTGCGCTGCGGCGACATCCTCGATCTGCGCTGGGAGGACGACCACCGACAGGCGCTCTACATCCGCGATCCCAAAGACCCGACCCAGAGCCGGCCGTACGAAGTGCCTGTCTCGCGGCGGCTCCGCGTCGCGCTCGACGCCCTCCCCAAGTCGGACCCGTACATCTTCCCCCGGCGCCGCACGGCGTCGACCCCACGGAACCGGGCGCGCGCGGTCCGCATGGCCCTCCAGGCGGCGTGTGCGGCTGCTAGAATCAGGTATGGTCGCGCGGCGGGCGGGATTACGTTTCACTGGGCGACGCGCCGCACGGGGGCGACCCGGATGCTGCAGCGCGGCGCCGAGCTCAAAGCCGTGCAGGCGATTGGTCACTGGAAGCGGCCAGATGTGATGCTGGAGATCTACGCGGAAGCGAGCTCGCAGGCGGCGCGCCAGGCCGTGGAGCTCGTGTCGCATTCCCGCGCGGTTCCCGGAAAAGGCGAACGTGTCAAGAAACGCGCCTAAAAAGCAGCTGTTTCCGCGCCTTTTTGGTGCGGGGAACAGCAGAAGGCCGATCGCCTACGTAGGCCCTCCGTCATAGCGGATTTCCCTCGACGGCGCGACGCGCACCGGTCAGCCACACGCAGTCCCACGCGACCTTTCGCCGGGTCGTATTCCCGTCCTGTTCCCGGTCGCTCGGATTACAACCGCACGAAGAATACCGGGAAGTCCGCGTTGATGTACCGCTGCCCCTTCACCGTGAACCACCGCGTCCCGTCGATCCGATAGCGTCCCAGTTCCACCGCCAGGTGCGAGGCCAGACTCAGCGTCACCCCGTTCCGCACATCGTAGCGGACCGCGGGATCATCCTTGCTCACGATGTGGTGTGACTCCGCCCGATCGGGATCGAGCGATCGCGTACTTCTCACCCGCTTGCCGGTTTTCTGGTCCGTCCAGGAGTCGCGGTCCTTGACCGCGCGGGCCCACACCCGGAGTTTCTGGGCATCGAGCAGCCGCGCGGCTTTGGACGCGATCGCCCGATCGAGCTGCGTCGAGCCTTTCGGAAACGGGAGGCGCGCGGTATCGATCACTTCCCTGTCTTCGCTTTCTCCATCTCGGCCAGGAGCTTCAGCTGCACGTGCAGGTCCGCGATCGCGGTCGCCAATTTGGTGAACTGTTTGGCGGTCATGCGCCGTCACCCGTCCCGAACACCTCGGCCACGGTTTTCGCGAGTTCCCGCTGGCACTCGGGACACGTCGGCGCGTTGGCGTGATCGCGCTCGGCGCACCAGTCGCCACAGATCGCGATGGCCTTCCGACCTTTGCGGGCGTGGTCGTAGGGGACGTAATGACGCACCGGCGCCGGCCTGAGCGTGACGTCGATCACGGGCGTGATCGGCGCGTCGGGGATCGCTGGCACGATCACGACGTCGACATACGGGACGGGATCGGGCGGGAAGAGCCGATCGCGCGTTCGTGCGGCCATCAGAACGCCTCCCCGGCCGCGACCAGCGCCGCCGTGTCCTCGTTGACTTTGGCCTTGCACAGTTCCAAGAGCGCCACGGCCGCCGTCACGTCCATCAAGGCCTCCGCGCCGCCGTTGCTCGTGGCCGCCTCGAACAAGGTGAACGCCGCCAGCCCCGCATCGAGCAGCTCGAGCGGCTTGCTCGACACCGCCGTCCAGCTCCGCGTCTCGAACAGCGTCTCGATCGCGCGGCGCTTGAGATCCTTCGACTTGGCGTCCTGGCCCGGCCACAGGGCGACGAGCGCGCCTTCGATCTCCTCGAGCACGATCTGCACGCGCTTCACGCGCTTGGCATACGCGGCATCCCCGCTGCCGTCGAAGAGGCTCTCACTCGTCCGCAGGCCGTTGACGGCGCGCTGCTGGGCGCCGATGGCGAGCTTGGCGAAATGCGGCGCGAACGCCTTGAACACTTTCTGATAGTCGCCAACTTTGTAGCTGTTGAGATCCGGCCACGAAAACGTCCGACCGTTCAGTTCGCGCCAGCGATCCTTGAGCACGTAGGCGTGATGGGTGATCGAGCCTTTCTTCGTGCGGGTCTGCTTCTCGCGGAGTCCCGCCGCCTGGATCCCTTCCATTTCGATCAGGAGCGAGGGCTCATAGCCGGCTTCGTTCTCGGACTTCATCTTCGTGCCGAGCTTGACGAGTTCCGTCTTCCGGCCGCTCTCGTCTTCCTCTTTGTCCCACACGTAGCCGAGCCGGCCGCTGACGATCACATGGAGCGGCGAATTGAGGAACTGATCGGTCCAGCCGCGCCACAGGCTTTTCAGCTGGTCCATGTGCCGGAACTCGAGCTTCTTCACCTTGAGTGTGTCCTTCAGGGCGTCGTTCAGTTCCTGCCAGGGATGCGTGTAGCTATCGACCAGGTAGACGCAGGCGCCCGCGGCCTCGGCTTCCGTGAGCGCGGCGCGCATATCGCGGAACGCCCGCGACTTCACGACGAGCAGCGGCACGCCTTCGAGCTTCGCGAGCTCGACCAGGTAGTCGCTGCCGTTCTCGGTATCGAGCATCGCGATCGGGGCGCCCGCGTGATACGTCTTGCTCAGGCCGATCGCCATCAGGAACGAGGTGAGCGTTTTGCCGGATCCTTGGGATCCGAAGAGGCCGACCTTCGCGGCGGCTTGTTCGACGGTGGCGGGTTTCAGCAGGCTCATCGGGCACCCGCCGATCGCGCGAGGCTCACCGCGAAGGCCAGCAGGTTGGACGGCGCGCGGGTCTGGAGGAGATTCGCCGCCAGGTCGGTATAGACCGACTTGGTCTCGGGTGACAGCTCGGCAAACGTGCCCGGCCCGCCGTAGACGGTGCGCTCCGCGAGATAGATCGCCGCCGCGAGATCGATCGTGGCCACGTTGATCCGCAACGTGCGGGGCCAGTCGTGCATGTCGAGTGTCGTGGTCATGAGAGCCCTCTCGTTCGCCTGGCGGCGGGGCTCCCGGTAGAATGCGGGCAGCTCGCTCGACCAGCTATCACCTGGTTGACGGGTTAGGTGCCGTCCGGGTCTGAACCACCCGGGCGGCGCCGCTTCTGTCTGACTCCCTCAGTATACGGCACTGCCGTAGCACGTGTCAACAGCCTGATTTGACAACCCTACGGCGCTGCCGTAATCTACTCACCATGAGCATCGCCGAGGAAATCCGGGCGCTCCGCGCCGCGCTTCAGGAGGACACGGCGACCTTTGGGGCCCGCTGGCAGAAGTCGGGCCGGACGATCGAGGACTGGGAGCAGGCTCGGCGAAAACCGGACGCGTTCGTGCTCCAGGCCATCCGGGCGTTGGCCGCGCGCCGTGGGAAGAAAGCGGGCGCCCGCGCGAAATAGCTCCTTGACAGAGATACGGCAATGCCGTATACTCTGTTCATGAAGGTGCGCGACATCCTGAAGCGACTGGCCGAGGACGGCTGGACGCTGAAGAACACCAAAGGTCGCGGGAAAGACGTGTGATCGTCGTCGTCGTTGACTCGGCCTAGCACTCGATTCACCCCGCGCGCCCGTCCACCCATCGGCTCCCGAAAGTCTCACGATGACGTCCCGACTCGCGCGCGTCGCGCTGCTCCTGGCGCAGTGGTTAGGGGTCGTCACCCTGGCGCTGTTGACCTCGGGCTGCTCTCCCTACGTGCCGGATCCGCTCGCGCCCTCTCCCGTCATGCCGATCGTGGAGCCGACACCGCCGCCCGTTGTCCCGGTCCAGCCACTCACCGTCTCCCTCTCAATCGGCCGGAGCAATCCGACCGTCGGCGACCCCATCAGCTTCGTCGCCACGACCGGCACGACGATCAGCCAGGCCGACTGGGCCTTCGGCAACGGCGCCACCGACCGCACGACCCGCGGGTCGACGGGCTACGCGTATCCGACCGCCGGCACCTTCCAGGTGCAGGTCACGGTCACGGCGAGTGACGGTCGAACCGCCGCCGATGCGACGACGGTGACGGTCGCACGACGGCCCTCCCCGACGACCCCGACGAACCCGACGCCGCCGCCCCCGAGTGACTTTCTCGTGCGCCTCACCTGTACCGCCTCACCCGTGGGTCGGCCCACGCCCTGCAACGTCCAGACGAGTTATCACGATCAGCCGATCCCGTCAGGCGATGTCACGAGCGTCACGTGGGACTATGGGAACGGCGCCCGGTTCATTACGACGCTCCCGACGGCGTCGTATCCGTATCCGCAGTCCGGGACGTATCGCGTGTTTGCGGACGTGACCGCGATGACCAGCGAGGGGGCCAAGGTCGCGAGCGCGAACCTGGAGGTCATCATCGAGTAGAGCGCGACGGGCCAGCCGTTCGACCGGCCCGCCGTGAATGGCTTACGCCGGCGAGAGCGCCGCGAGAATACTGTCCGCCTGCGCATCGAGCGCGTCGAGCTGCTCTTGGGTGACGGGCGAGCCGGCGGCGATCTGCGCCTTCAGCGCCGCGATTTCCGCGATCTGCTCCTGGTCGAGCCGCTTCACGTCGTCCACGGCGGCTTTGATGGCGGTGAGTTCGGCAGCGAGTTCGTTGACACTGGCCATGAGGCGTCCTTGCTGCGCCTGGAAGGCGCGGAGGTGCGTGAGGATGGTGTCGAGCGTCGTCTGGGTCACGCGCCCAGGCTCGTCGTGCACATAGAGGTCGTGTCGGATCGTGCGATCGGGCGCCGGCGACCCGAAGCGTCGCGTCGTCGTCGTCTTCGTCGTCTTGGTCATCGCACTCCTGCGGGGGGATCCGCGATCGGCTCGCGTTGCACGAGGTCGCGCAAGTCGGTCGCCGTCATGGGCCGATGGAAGTCCAGTTCGAAGGCCCGCGCTAAACGGAGGATGAGATTTAGCTCTTCGTCCGAGGCCTGCCAGATCAGACAGGTCGCGCGCGTCCAGTTCGACGTCCGGGGATCGTCCGTCACCAGAGCATCCAGAGGACGCCGCCGAGGATCGCCAGGGCCGCGATCGCCAGGCCTTGACACGCGAGAAACATCAGCGTGTCCCCCATCAGAGCCCCAAGAGCGCGCGCCACTCCGCTTGATGTTTGTCGAGCGATTGATGCGGCGTGAGGTACGGCGGATGCGCCATGTCCCACAGCGTCCGCAGGAACCACACGCCCATGCCCGCGTTCGGCGACTGGCCCGCGTCCGCGTAATCCGCAAACAGCCGCGCCCCGATCTCGGTCCCGAAGGCGTCCCCCGGATACGGCACGCTCGTCCCCGGGGGCGGCGTGACGACCGGGGGCGGCAGACTGACGCTGGCATCCACGGGCGGCGTCCAGCGACTGGGATCGACCGGGTTCTTCCGGCCCCAGGTGGGCTCGGCTTTCCCTTCCGCATCGATCAAGCAATCGAAGATCGAGCCGTCCCGCCAGCCGAGAATGTCGCGCGAGATTAGGATCCCGGTCTGCGGCTGCTGACAGTTCGCGCCGGAGGGTTTCTTCAAGAGCCCATAGCCGCCGTCCCGATGCGTCCAGGCCACGGCGTTCAACAACTGGCCGAGCTGCTCATTGCGCATCGGCGTCGGGTAGGTCAGTCGCAAGGCCTTGAGCGTGTCTAACGGGGTCATGGGCGGTTACTCATAGATCACGACCTTCATCGTCTGCTGGTTCAGGGTCCGCGCCGATCGATAGGAGAGGCGGTTGCGACACGTCGGGCAACTCAGCACGACCGCGTAGTCCTTCGGCTCCACGTAGATCGTGAGGACCGCCACCCGGATCACCGCCGGCACTGCCCCGTTCTTGCACCACACACACCGCCTCATGGCCGGGGCATCCACGGCGTCGCCGTGCGAGCGCACCGCCGGGGGATCGAACCGGTGATCTTCGAGGTTCGATCTATCCCCCGGCGTCCATCGGAGCCCGCCCATGTCATACGTGCGCCGGCTCCGCGCTCAATTCAATCCAGCAGCGGCCGACGACGGACCGCCGATGGTGGCGCGTGGCCACGGCCAGGCCGAGCAGATAGTCCAGACGGGTGCTCCGCAGGACGACGCGGATCCGACGCGTCCCCGCGCCGAGGGCCATCAGCACCTTCTGCACGCGCGCGCCCAAGGGCGGCGCCGCCGCCACCAGGCACGCCGAGTGCGCGCCGCGCCGCGCGGTGATCCGCGTCGTGAGCGCGTGCCGGCAGACGTGGCACAAGAGCGTCATCAGATCAACGGCTCGATACAGAGCGTGATCCGCTCGGTCGTGGTCTCCCAACTTAGAGAACGCGCACGACGGTTGGCGCCGCAGGCGGGAGAACCACCGGCGCCCGTGAAAAAGAATCCGTCGACGCAAAGCTCGGCGAGTCCACGCCCGCGGCCACAAACACCGCCGACGCCCGGTAATCGCCTGGCGAGGGCAGCGCGGTGAAGAAGGTGGCCATGTTGATCTGACATTCACGCAGCGGGCGCGCGGGATCGTTCACCCGCATCAGCGTGGGGTTCGCGATGGACTGCGTCGCGGGGGCCAGCGGCGGGAGGTCACACGTCGCCAACGTCAACGGCACGTTCAGCGAATCGCGAAAGGCCACGGTCGGCGTGGCGGCGAGATAGACGCGGAGCCGCACGGCATCGGGCGTCGCTTGCGCGGACGCGATTGAGGCGAGCGCGACGAAGACGAGCACGAGAATCGAGCGTGTCATAGACATCCTTTCGCGGGTTAGTGATGATCCGCCGCTGCCGCTGCCGCTGCCGCTGCCGCTGCCGCTGTCTCGCCCATGTCGTTGCGCCGTTTGACTTCTTCGGCGAGGAGCAGCTTCGCCCCGTTGGCTTCGTGGAACGCGTCGGTGGAGATCTTGGTGTTCTCCGCGATCGCGCCTTTGATCTCCTCGACCGCCGTCGTGGCCTGACTCTTGGCGTGATCCACCTTGTCGGCGAGGTGCGCGGCGGTGTCTTTGACCTGCAGCTCGAGCGCGGCCGCCGTGGTGCGCACCGTGCGCGCGAGCCGCTCGCGATCGTCCACCGCCCACTGGTGATCGCGAACCGCCCGGTCATCGACGATCTTGGCGGCGGCCGCGAGGGCGAGGGCGCTGTCCTGCCGCGCGGACTCCTCGCGCCGGCGGGCCGTGACGTCCCGCCGCCACTGGGTTAGCAGCGTCGCGAGCTGCGCGAGGGCGACCGAGTAGAGCCCGATGAGCGTCGGGTCAGTCGCCACCTGCTGTCGTGCTCACTTTCGGTGCCGCGTTCATCTAATCCACCGATCCCGCGACCGTGCCGCTCGGCAGCTTGCCGTCGGCGAGGAGGCGATCGAGCACGCGTTGATGGAGCGAGCGTGTCGTGAGGTTCACTTTGTTCAGGCCGACCATGAGGGTCGTCGCCACCGCGCCGTCGTACGTCGCGATCACTTCGCGAGCGGCAAAGGCTGACCCCGTCCATTCGCGCAAGACGATCTGCACGAGCGCGTGGTCCCAATCCAAGAACAGCGACGCGATCCGAAAGCGCGAGACGCCAGCATTCACCTGCACGGGCGCCGCGAGTGTGAGATCTTCAGCCATAGTCCTTTACGCCAGTCGGTACGTGCCGCTGATCCAGATCTGATCGTTCACGGCGAAGGTGACGGGCGAGGTCGCGGCGACCTGGACCGCCGGGTTCGCGGTGCCATACACGCCGACCGTGGTGGTGCTGAACAGCCGGCCGATGCCGATGTAGGCCGCACCCGCACTGTTGTCGAGGATCCACGCCGGGAACGTGCCGAACGCGCTCGCGGCGGTGAGCGGCAACGCCCACGTGTACGTGCCGGTGCCGTACGTCGTCGTCGATCCCGCGACCACGAGGATCTGCAGGTCGACGACTTTCCCGCGCAGGTAGTACCGCCCCACCAGCGAGCCGTCGCCGATCGCGGGGTTGCTGCCCGATCCCACCCACGTCGGCGTATAGGTGATCCAGTCCCCTTGCTCGTGCGCGATGACGCGCCAGCGATCGGCGAAGGTGTCGTCGTATTCCAGGAGCACCCGGCCGAAGGTGGGGGCGAGCGAGATCGTGATCGAGGACCCGGTGATGATGCGGTTCGCGGCCGTGCCGGATCCGGCGGTGACGTCGTGCAGATCCACCTGCCCGGCGCCGACCGACACGATCATCAGCCGTTTGCCGGGTTTCACCGGCGACGCCGGCGCGAGCAGACTCCCGATCGTCAGGAGCGTCGCGTTGTTGCAGTACAGGACGTCGGCCTGCGAGAAGTCGAGGGCGTTCTGTGTGCCCGTGAGGGTCGTCGTGACTTCCGACCAGCGCCCGTCGATCTGATCGTAGAGACTCGTCTTCTCGGCGTTATTGATCAGCGTGCCGGTCAGGCCCGATCCGTCATCGTCGGTCCACGCCGTGCGGGTGATCGCCATCTAGGCCACCCGCCGGGTTTTATCGTCCAGATCCCGGACGTACTGATAGAAGCCCTTGAGGCGATTGGTCGCCGTGATCTCGCGCTGCACCTTCGCGCGGCCGGGCACCCAGTGAAACCGGACCTGTTGAATCCGGGCGGTCACCGCGATCCCGGTGACGCTCACGGTGAGGGTGCGGCCGGAGCAGGCGTTGAAGTCTTCCGACACGACCGTCACGGTCTCGTCGGCGGTACTGCCGAGGGCGAGCTCCGCTTGCGCGCGCACCGTCGCGCCCGCCAGGGAGAGGCGGCGATCCTGGATGTAATGTTCATGGATGCCGTCGCCGCCTTCGAGCGCGGCGAGGGCCGTTTGGGCCGCCGTCGCATCTTCCACCACCAGCAGATTGATCTCATCCCCCGGCACCAAGGCGGTCGTGAGGGCGCCGGCGCCACTCGTCGGAATGCCCGTGAGCATGGGACAGGCCGTGATGGTGGAGTTGTAACTGACCGGGGCCACGATCGCCCCGACGCCGGCGGCCGGAATGCCGGTGAGCGCCCCGCCGGTGTGCCCGGTATAGCGGATGACCTGTTCGCCGTTCCCGATCACGGCCCAGCCGCCGGTACTCAGGAAGGCGGTGGTGGAGGCTACGATCAGGGAGGTATCCCCCTGATTGACTTGGCCGTCCGGTTGCGTGAGGCCGGAGGTGTCGGCGCTGGGGGCGTTCGCGCCGAGACTCGCGTCCACCGTCGTGTCCGTGGTGCCCGTCGTGGCCGTGTTATTCGCAATCGTCTGTTGCAGCTTGAGTTGGACCCCACCTGCGACGGTCCGATACACCTTCCGACTCGTCGTGCCGCTCGGTCCGACCGCGATCCCGTCGAGCGTCGAGCGATTAAAGGTCGCGTTGGCGGCCGGCAGATCGGCCCCGCCGGCGTTGTAGCCCACCAGGTTCTGCGTCGCGTTGGTGGAGGACCGGATGTACTGGTAATTCCCGACGCCTTGCACGCGCCGGAACAGATGCATCCAGTACACGCGCTCATCGTCGGAGGCGGTCACCCGAATATTCGGATATTGCGCGTACGGCACGCCCAGCGTCGCGGCGAGGATGGCCAGATACGTCACCGCCGTGCTCGGCGCCGTGTCCTCCGTGAGATCGGTATACGGCGTGGGATGCGCGCTATACGTGTAGACGTATTCGTACGTGGTGCCGATGGCGAGATTCGTCGTCCCGTCCGCGTTCCCGCTGAGACTGTTGATGGTGGGCGCGACCGACGGGCCGCTGATCGCCCCGTGGGTCACGGTCGCCAAGGGTGACGGCAAGGTCTCCCCCGCGCCCGTCACCCAGGTGAACGCGTAGACATGATCGCCGCTTTCGATGCCCACGCCGGCCGACGCGGCGGGACTCATGGCGCTGGACGGCGTGACGCCCGGCCCGACCAGGGATCCGTCGGCGCCGCGTTCGACCGCGGTATAGGTGAGGCGTTCCGACGGGACCGTGGCGTGGCCGCCGACGGGATCAAACATGGCGGCCGTCTCCACCGGGAGGATCGTGTCCCCGGCACTGACCGGCGCGCGGACAGCGGTGCCTTGCCCTTCCACATACACCCGCGTCCGGACCTGTTCCAGGCTCGTGTGAGACTTCAACCGCTTGAACGTCTTGTTCGCCGTCGTCAGGGCCGTCGGCGACGTCGCGGTCTCCGTGATCAGAAAGTGCAAGTCCTTGGTGCCGTCGATGTACCACACGGCCCCGGTGAGATTCGCCAACCGGGTCAAGGCTTGTGACACGCGTTCCATCTTGTTCGGCAGATCGACCGTCGCGAGCCCGCTCTCCACATGCACGGCGGTGAACCCCGTGGTGAACGTGCTGATCAGGTCTGGCGCGATCGCGGAGCCGGACAGGCTGGCGTAATCCTTGTTGACCAGCAGCCGGTCGAGCAGATACATCCAGTCGATACACTCCAGCCGGTACCGCACCCGGATCCCGGTGCGCCGCCGCACGGGTTCGAGACTGACCACGAGGCCGTCGAAGAGCGGGACGCCGTGCGTGGACCCGAGCCGAATCGTCACCGCCATGCCGACGGTGGGCGTAAACCCGCGCACCACCAGCGTCGCCGTGTTCGGGGTCTCGTTCAGAATGTCGTGGACCTCGCACTCGAACTTGTTCACGAACCGCGTCCGATCGGTCCCATTGATCGTGAACGCCACGATCGCCCCGTTGTAATAGTTGGATCGGGTATTTCCCACGCGGGCCACACCAGAGAGCGCGTATTGCAGGGCCATCAGGCTTTGCTGTACGTCAACCGCTGGGTGCTGCTGATGCGCCGCATGACCTGATCGGTGACGTCCCGCGCGAGCCGCTTCGCGGTACTCGCCGAGTCGATGTTGCCGTGCACATGCACGTCGCCGATCGACACGCTCTCGCCCCCGCCCTGCCCGTAGGGCGTGACTTTTTCCCAGCCGTGGAGCATCGCCGGCGTGCCACTCCCGAAGTTCTGATAGCCGCGGGAGCCGCCCGCGAAACTCGGCAACACCGGCGAGGGCAACGCAATCCCGCCCATCGCGTCGTGCGTCGGCATCCCGAACGCCGGCATCCCGGCGCCGAGCATCGCCCCGGAGTCCAGGCCCGCGGCCCCGGCGGCGGCCGCCTCGCCGGCCATCGACGCCACGCTTTGCATGATCGCTTTGATGCGGTCGTAGAGGCCCGTGAAGAACCCGAGCACCGCGTCGAGCTTCGCTTTGACCGCCGCGACAATGCCGTCGAAGGCATCGACCAGCCACGTCTTCACGACGACGTACACGCCGTAGACGGTCTCTTTGATCGCGTCCCAGTGCTTGAAGGCGAGATAGACGGCGATCACCGCGCCGGCGATCAAGCCCGCCGGGCCGAGGAAGGGCAAGAGGGCCGTCAGCGCGGCGATCACGCCCCCGGCCCCGCCCACCGCAATCGTGATGCTGGCAAAGCCCACGGCCAGCGGGACCAGGACCGTGCCGAGCGCGACGATCCCGAAGAGCACGGTCTGCATCACCTCGGGCAAGGCTTCAAACGCCGCGAGCAGCGGGCTGAGCGCGGTGATCACCACCTGGCCGATGCGTTCCTGGAAATCGTTCCACCGGTTCGAGAGGTTCTCGACTTTCCCGGTGTAGGTCTCGAGCTGCGCTTGCGCCTGGCCCCCAAACTTGTCGTGAATTAAGCCGAGGACGTACGGCATCCCTTCCGCTTTCAAGCGGGCCTGCTCAATCACAATCCCGTACCGGGCGAGGGTGCCGGTTTCCCCGGCGAAGGCTTTCCCGACGAGCATCGTGGCGGTGCGGAGATCGATCCCCAGGCCCGCGGCGAGATCCGTCGCGGCCGTCAACGCCACGCGCATCTGACTGGGTAGGACGTTGCCGACCTGCACGAGGAGCGCTTCCATCTCCGTGATCAAGTCGTCGCTGAACTTCGTGGTCCGTTGGAACTGCGTCGCGAGGGCCTCGTACTGCGTGATCACCGCGGGGGTGGCCTGGCCCTGCGCCGTCAACGCCGTGGTGAGCTTGACGGTCGCGGCCTCCTGCTCGGCAAAGGCCCCGACGGACACCTTGACCAGGCTCGTCAATCGACCGTAGGCCGCGGAGAGCGCGACGACGCCGCCGACGCCGGCGACGATCTTGACGAGCGAGGAATCAAGCAGCCCGGTCTCTTTGGAGGCCGTCGCGGCCGATTTGCCGATCGCGTCGAGACTCCCGTCCACCCGTTTCAAGGCGGGCTCCGCCTGGCTCGTGTCGGCCGTAATCTTGATCGTCAGATCACGCATGGGCGGTGTCTTGTTTCACAGGCACGAGCACGTCGTGCACCAGCGCCAGGCGGTCGATCAGATCGGCGATGGCGTCCGGATCCCAGTCGGCGGTGTAGGACCGCAGCAGCTCCCCCGCCAGATGCGTGTCGCGCACCAGCCGGGACGACAGGCGGTGAAAGAACGTCCACGCCACCACGTTCTCGGGCCAGAGATCCGCCAGCGCCTGCGCGACCGCGCACGTGTCACAGTCGAACAGCGCGGCGTCCGTCTCGAGCACGTCGGGCTCGACCAGTTGACAACAGGCCAGCGCGGGACGCTCATCCACCCAGAACTCGCAGAACTGGCGCAGATTCGCGAAAGCTGGCGGCCTGCGCCTCCGGCGTCACCAGTCCCATCTGCGCCCGTTCGAGGATCGCCACCTGCACATCGATCGGGAGCTGCAGCTTATGGGCGAGGTCACACGGCGAGGGCGACCCGTCCGCAATCACCCCTGTCCACGACGCAATCGCATGATCGAGAAACGCATCGTTGATCGCGTTCTGATCGGGCACGTCTTCCAACCGGTGCGTGCGGGCGTTCGGGACTTTGCGGGTGTGCTTCGCCGTCACGTCGCGGGCCACGGCGGTGGTAATCGGGCGGAGCGTGTACACCGCGTCCGGATCCGGCGTGCGGATGCCGAGCTCGGTCTCCGTCACCGGGATCAGGTCGCCGTCGGCAATCAGCCGCCGCGCCATTAGAACGCCACGACCGATTGCGTCATGATCCGCGTCATCCGGAAGGGCCTGATAAACGCCATCCCCGCGGGGGATGTCGGCGCCATCCGCGCCTTGAACGTCGCCTTCGGTTTGATCTGATTCGCCCCCACGAGGGGCGCCTGGTAGTCCTCGAGCTGCAGGTACGGGAACTGGTACGTCTTGCTGTACGCGTCGGTGCTGTTGATGAAGGTGCCGGTGAAGATCCAGTCGGCTTTGAAGGCCGTCGCGTCCCGCAGCCCCGCATAGAGCGAATTCGCGGACACGGTGTTCATCCGGGGATAGCCGACCTCGAGCTCGAAGGTCGGGAAGCCGCTATCCGCCGGCTCGTCCACGTAGTCCTGGCCGAAGACGTGCGGGGCGTCCTGGGGCCGCTCCCACCCGAACTTGAGCTTCTCGACTTTCACCGCATCGCCCGCGGCCAAGGCGATCGCGGAGTTCTTGTTCATCCGGAACACGCCCTGGCGCGTCATGATCCGGTTCCCGAGGGCGGGATACGTCGCGCCGCCAACGGTGGAGTTGATGTTGACGCTCGAGATGTTCGTGGTCTTGCTGCCCGTGACCTTGTAGGTCACCCGCATCAGCCCGCGGTCGCCGTCTTCCTCGTCCCACCCGTGCACCTTGGCACTCGTGAGCTCTTCGACGAAGAGCACCTTTTCGATCGCGGCCGTGAGGCCTAACCCATCGATGACGTCGGCGAGGTCGAACTGATGCCGCCACGAGGTGACCTGCCCCGCCGCCGAGGTGGAGATCGTCACCGCCCCTGGCGAGCCCATCGCGAGCGCATCCCAGATATACGTGTAGTCATCGAACCGGGACAGGGCCGAGAAGCTCGGCGACGGGGCCTGGATATTCCCCACTTCCGAGGACTCGACGAAGTTCTGGCCGAAGGCGTCGTCATCGATGATGTCGGGCTGCAGGTGGAGCCCGCCGTCACTCTGGAAATAGATCCCCTTGGTGACGCTCGCCGCCACGCCCCAGGAATTCACCGCAAACTTGGCAAAGGCGAGATCGGCCTGACGGCCGGTGACTCCAGACATGGCGACTCCTTACACTGTCGTTTCGTAGTTCACCGGCACCGTCACGCGGAGCACGGCGAATTCCCGCCCGGGTTCCCGCTGCAGGCTGTACGCGCTGCCTTCATCGGGCACGCAGTACTCGCCGGACACGTCGCAGCCATCCCGAATGACGGCCGCGCGCAGCGAGCTCGCATCCGTCAGCAGCTGCGTATAGGTGCGCTCCGGGTCCCCGGCATGTTTCCGGGCGACCCAGAGATGCACCAGATCGGTGCGTTCTTCGGTGAAGGAGAACCCGCCGATCACGCCGGCCGCTTCCTGCTCCAGCCGGAACACCTCATCGATGACCCCGGTCGGTTGCAGGTCAAAGGAGAACGGCGTCTGCGCGCGCGTGAAGCCAAACGGTTGACTCGCACACACGGACGAGACGCGATCGCGGATCTCCTCGCTCGTCATGCGCGCTCCAAGACCCACGGCCCGCCGCCGGCTTCTTCCGCCGTCTGCTCGGTTTCGGTCGGATCGACTTGATCGCTCGCGTCGGTATCGAATTCCCCGCCGACAATCAGCAAGGCCCGCTGCAGCGCGTTGTCGGCTTCCCCCTGGTAGAACGCGGCCTTGTCGCGCCACGGGCCCTCACTGCCCGTCGGCGCTTCGGCCATGATGAGTTGGAGGGTGCGGAAGGTCGCCGGCGCGCGCAGCGCACTCGCGCGAATTACGCCGATCTGACTGGCCTTCGCCGCCGTCGGCGTCGCACTCACGGTCACCTTCGCCCAATAGAGCGCCGCGGAACTGTTGACGCTCCGGGTCATCCAATCGACGGGCAAGAGCCAGGTGACCGAGCCGCCGGCCGAGAACGTCTTCCCCGCCGTCTGGATCGTGCCGTCCGAGACGAGCAGCGCTTCCCAGTTGCCGTTCCAATAGGCCACCGACAGCACGCCCGCCGCACTCGAGACGGCATCGAGCAGCCGCACAAAGAGCCCGCGAAAGGGCCGCGTGGATCCGAGGTAGAGCGCATCCGTGCCCGCCGTCGCGAACACCGTGGCCAGGTTCAGATCATCCGCACTGGTATCGGTGACCACACCGGTCTGATCGGCATACGCACTGCCCGTGTAGCTGAACACGCGGTCGCAGGCGTAGCGCGTGCGCAGGCGATAGGGATCGAAGCCGCGGCCCTTCAAGATCGGAAAAAGCCAGTCTTCCAACGCCTTGGTGCGTTTCCCCTGCCAGGTGGTCTGGCCGAAGCTCGTCAGCACGTCGTTCTCGTAATCGCGGAGATCGAGGTCGCCGACCAGATCGTTCGGGTGCCAGCTCATGCCGTCACCCAGTCCCGCACGGGATTCCCCTTCAGCAGCAGATCGGGATCGGTCACAAACGTGGCGGGCGCCATGTGCGCGGCCAGGTCATTCACCATGTAGGCGAGGACGCGGCGATATTCGTCGGCGTCGCGCACCCAGACGCGCTCGGGTTTGGCGTGCCGGCCGCCGAGGCCGCCCTGCTTCCCGGCGAGCGCGATCTCCTGCTCCCAGCCGAGCCCGAGCGACCGCAGCGCGGCTTCGTACCAGGGACGGGCGAGCTTGTGGTACTTGTGCGCGGGATCGTCGAAGTGGTCGAGGAAGATGCGGATCGCGTGGGCATAGCCCGCTTGCGCGCGGGGAATCAGCGCGCCCCGGTTCGCGACGCGGATCTGATCCGCCTGGATGACCGCTTCCCGAATCATCAGGACGTGGCCGAGGATCCGCGACGGAAACACCTGCGCGTCCTTGAGCAAGAGCGGCAGATTGCGCGTGCGCCGCTTCGCTTCGCGGCCCTCCTGCGTGAGGTACCCGGTATGGGCAATCTGCAGATCCACGGCGTCGAGCGTCGGGTTGATGTCCGCGTTCGGATCGCCGTCCTGCGGTTGCTCGTGGATGCAGCCGTAGAACGAGACCCGGCCGGTGTGCCGGAACAGGCGGACGGGAATATCAAAGCTGGGCGGCGCGTCGATATAGAGGTGCGTCTGGTGAATCACGTAGCCGTGAAACACCGTCCCCTCCAGATACCGTCGCAGCCACGCCCCGTTGAGGAGGAGTTCGTCCGCATCGATCCAGAGGAACCAATCTCCGGTACATGACGCCAGCACCTGATTGCGCGCCCCGGCGAAGCCTTCCGGCTGCGCCTCCATCGGGTCGAGGTCCAGGATCCGGGCGCCGTAGCTCTCGGCAATGGCTTTACTCGTGTCGCTCGAGCCGGTGTCCCCGATCACGATCTCATCGGCGAGCGGCCAGATACTCGTGAGGCAGCGGCCGAGATCGTTCTCGGCATCTTTGACGATCATCCCGACCGACAAGCGCTGCATCGGGCGCGTGCGCTGGATGCGGGTCGCCAGCGGCCGCAGCCCCGCGGGACGGCCGGCCCGGGCGGTGTACTGAATCAGCCAGTTGCCCAAGGGGTTCCCGCGCTGGGAGACGCCGGCCTCGAGATAGTTGACGGTACAGTCGGCTTTCGGGCCCCACACCGCGTGCACGTCGTCCTGGTGGAAACGGTGCACATGGCCGCGCCGGAGCGGCAGACCCCGGGGCATCAGCTCCGCATAGGGCCCGTGGGGACAGGTGTAGACCACCGTGGCGCCGTCCGTCACGTAGGCCTCGAGGCCGTCGATCACTGATTGGTAGTGGCCGCAGTGTTCGATGAATTCCCCGACGAACAGCCCGTCATAGATCGGCTCGAGCGGCAGCGGGCGCAGGATCTGCGCGTCGAAGTCGTAGATGTCCACCTGCGCGAACGTGACCCGATCGGCCACGCCGGCGCGGAGGGCCGCCTCCTGGGCCCGCTCGATGTTCGCCGGGGCGTAGTCGATGCCGTGGACCTGCACGGTCGGGTTCGCGAGGGCGAGCGCCAAGGCAAACGAGCCATTGCCGCAGGCGACGTCGAGCACGTGCGCGGTGTGCGCGAAGGCCGGAATCACCGCCCGGAACCGGCCGGACAGATCCGCTTCGTGGAGGGGATCCTGAATGGCTGCGGCGCCGTAGTGGTCCGCCGAGTGATCCTTGCCCGCGATCACGTAGTCGCAGAAGTCGGACGCCGTGATCGCTTCGTCGTACGCGTTCGCATCGCCCGAAGTGGCGATCAGGTCGTTCGCCACGATCTTGGCAGCCGCGTGATCGTCTTCGTGCAGCAGCTGCCGCAGCACGCCGATCGTGTGCCCGTCGTAGCGTGCCTTGAACCACGTCTCGACCTGGGCTTCCCACTCGGCCGCGAGCACCGCATACGTCGCCGTCTTCGCATGCGCGCGGCCGTCCTTCTGGCGCTTGCGATAGTCGAACGACGCCTTCGCGCAGCCGTCCATCAGATCGATGACCGCCTGCACGCTCGCCTGGTGATAGCTGTCATCGCGCGCCGCGTCGCCGCGAATCAGGATCCCCGTCGGACTCGTCTCCGGCAAGGCCCCGCGGTACGAGCCGACGAAGGGCGTCAAACACGCTTCCGCTTCGAGCGCCGAGATGCAGTTGGTTTCCGCGAACGTCGCGACCCCGGGATACCAGAGGACCGCGGCCTCGCTGATCGCCTGGTAGAGCTGCGGCTTCGTGAGCTCGCCGAGATAGGTGATCCCGCCGACCTCGGCGTTCACCTGCTGGACGCGCTGGTCCCATTCGGCGCAGACGTCCGACCAGCTCCCCGGCCCGCGGTCGTACATGGACGAATAGCGGCAGATCTGCAGCGTCGCGTGCGGCCGCTGCGCTTTGAGCGCCGGCCACATCTGCAGGAGCGGCCCCAAGCCACGCTCCGGTCGTGAGGTATGAATGATGCGCGTCGGATCTTTCGTCACCGCGAACGCCGGGAGATCCCGCGGGTCGAAGCCGTTGCGCGTCACCCAGCCGAGCGGCGCGAGCTCCGGTTGCAAGGCGTCCCACTGCGCCCGGTGATACGCCGAGACGTAACAGCAGTGGTCGATCGCCCAGGCGACGCTCATCACCCCGGCCTGCATCGCCCCGGGCACCAGGAGATCCTGATTCCAGAGGAGCCGGAGGCGCGCATAGATCGGCGCGGCGCCAAAGCCCGCAAACATGCGCAGCGCGCAGACGACGTCCCATTCGAGGAACTGGTTCATCGGCGAGAAGTCCGCGAGCGGATGCCAGATCACGCCGCCCTGGTCGACGTGCCCCGCGAGCCCGTCCTCGAGCTGGGTCGCGAAGACATGCACCGAATGGCCGCGGGCGGTCAGGGCGCGCGCCAGGCCGAGACACGCCGACTCGGATCCGCCGAGGGAGGTCTCGCCCGCGATCACGGCGGGCGTGAAGGGCACGCTATCGATGAGAAAGGCCCAGGTCATCGGCCGCCCATCGCATTCGGGATCGGCGGCGGCTCGCTCACCGGCGCCGGCACGGGCTCCGGCGTCGGCGGTACCGGGACCGGCGTCGTCGGCACGGGCACGGGGACGGGCTGGCGCTTCGTCGGCGTCCGTGGCGTCAGCGGCGCGCGACGCGTCGCCGGGGGCCGGGGGAGCGGCGGGCGGCTCATACGACCGGCCTCTGCCAGACCAACCGGCCATTGCCCGCCGGCGCGTTGTGCGCCAGGTGCAGATGGTCCGGCACCATCCGGTCAATGGCCGCCCGGCCTTCGCCGACGCCCTTCTGGGGCGGGAAGTCATCGATCAGCAGATACCCGCCGTCCCGGAGATACGGCAGGAACTTCTTGAGATCCCCTTCCGCGTGCGCGGCGTCATGGTCGCCGTCGATGTAGAGCAGGTCGACGGAGCGCAGCGCACACGGCACCTGGACCGCGTCGCTCAGCGAATCCCCATGCACGATCGTCCACGGCACGCCTTGGTCCGAGGCCAGCTGGCGATAGACGGTCTGCGGGAGATCGGGATCGACGTCGACCGAAATCAGATGTCCGCCCGAGGAGGACTGGCCGAGCCAGTGCAGGAACGTCGTGCCTGACACGGATTCCGGGCCGATGCCGATCTCCAGAATCGTCCGCGCCGCCGAGGCCGCACAGAATGTCCACAGGCTCAGGCAGTAGAGGTAGTCGATCGGGTTGTAGGGCGTGAGTTGCCCCTGATGACAATGGGCTTCGAGAAACCGCACACACGCGGCCCACGGATCGACGGCGCTGCGCCCGGGCGTCATGCGGCCTCCGTCGGCTTCGCCGCGCGCCTGGCGGGCACGGCCTCGAGCTGGGCCTTGAGCGTGGCGTTCTCCGTCAGGAGCGCGTCGCGCTCATCTAAGAGCGGTTGAATGGTGTCGCGGAATTCGCGCTGACACCGCCGGAGAAAGTCCGCGCGAAACTCGCGCGCCCGGCAGAATTCGTCCAAGAGCGGATGACCCATAGACTCCTCAGAGTCGAAAGAGGAGGCACAGGGTCCGCAGACCGCGTGCCTCCGGTGAACGGCTTACGCCGGCGAGTTCGTCCGAATGTGCGCCATCGCCGCCGGGTGATACGTTTCCTGGGTGTAGTCGCCGACGATCATCCCTTTCAGGTTGTCGCCCGACAGGCCCATTTCGCGGTAGACGAAGTTGCGGCTCTGCAGCGCCAGCACGCGAATGCGCTCCCGCGGGACGATGAGGCACTCCCGGGCCACCAGGGCGCGGCTCAGGAATACCGTGCACTGCCCGAAGGGGCCGGTGTATTCCCGCACCACGCGCTTGAAGAGCTCGCTCTTGTTACTGTCCTGGACCTTGGTGTCGTTCAGGTTGCTGATGTCGCGGAAGTACTGGGAGCCGGCGATGATGCCCCAGGTCTCCGTCGTCGCGGCGCCGGCGTTGAACGCGTTCTGCATCGCGTCCCCGATCCAGGTGTGCGGATTGGCCGAGAACGAGTTGTCCTGCACGGTCGAGTTGATGGCGGTGAGCTGCGCGCGGATACCCTGCATGGTGCGCGTCGCGGTCGCCGTGCCCAAGGTGTTGACGCCGTTCAAGACGCCCGTGAGGACTTCGGCCTCGAGGATGGCGGGCACTTCCCGCAGCACCTTCGCGCGCGCGTTCTCGTAGCTGTCATGGCCGAGCACATTCACGCCCTGCGAGGTGCCCGTGGCGCCGATTTCGATCTTGAAATACCCGACGGTGTTCGCCCGGCGGTTGCCCAGGCGCGCCGTGTGCATCCCCTGGTGTTCGTCGCCTTCGGGCGCGGACGGGGCACGTACGACCAAGGTCCCGCCGACGGCGAGCGAGCCGACCGCGGCGCCGTCATAGGCGCGCGTGACGCGGATGGAGTTGCCGCCCGCGACGATCGAGTCGACCTGGTAGCGCTCCGGCGACGCGGAGGTGTTTTCGAGAATCGTCCCGATGGTCAACGCTTCCGCGAGCCCGTTGATCGCGAGGCCGATCGGGGTGGCCGCCGCCGCGGACAGGATCGCGGTGGAGGTGATGATGGTGCGCGGGCGCATGAAGTCTTCGATGAACTCATGCTTCGTGTTGATGGCGTAGCCGTCGGCGTCGCCCAACCAGTCGAGGAAGGGCGCTTCGTAGGGGACGAGCGTGCGAATGACTTCGGAGACGTCTTCCCCCAACAGATTCGGGGTGAAGTATTTGTTGGTCGACATTCCCGTAAACGGCATCGGATCTCCTTAGCCAGCCGCGCACACGCTCACGTCGCGATCACGCGCTGGGTTGTTGTCTGCGCCCGGCTTTGAACAGATCGTTAATCGCGTCCGCGGATCGATCGCCCGCGTCGATCCGGGCTCGCGCCGCGTCCACCGTGGCGGGCACCTGCCCGCCCGACAGTGACGCCCCGCGCCGCGCATCCCCACCCTTGCCGGCGGTCGGTTTGCGGTGGTGCGGATGGTTCTCGAGGTACTGCTTGACGAACGCGTCCATCCCCAGCGGGTGCCCGGCGGCCGTCTTGGCCGGCTGGCCGTCTTCGCCTTTGACGTACGGTTCGAGATCGTCGTCGTACCCGATGCGGTGCTGCAGGATGACTTCGAGCTCCCCCACCGATTCCTCGCGCGCGCCGGCCTGGGCCGCGAGCGCTTTGAGGTTGGCGTTCACCAGGGTTTTCACCTTGGCGCTGAGCTTCGTCATCGCTTCCACGCGTTTGGTGGTTTCGATCGCGTGGACCTCTTCGCGCGACGTCAACTGCTTGCGCGATTCCTGCAACGTGGTTTCGAGCTGGGTCTTGAGCAGCGTGTTCTGTTCGGCAATCGAGGCGAACTTCTCGCGCTCGAGCGGCGCTTGCGCGTCGAGCTTGAGCTTTTCGGCCTTGATCGCGTCGGCGATCTGCTGCTTCGCTTCCTCCGCGGCTTTCTGCGCGCCTTTCCCGTAGCCGGTGCCGTGGGCGGTGGCTTCGAGCCGCTTCAGAATCGCGTCCAACTCCGTCGGCACCGCGCCGACGAATTCCCCTTTGTCATCGATGTCGACTTCAATCTTCATGAGCAGCTCCTCCCGATACTGGGCGCCGAGACTGGTGGCCGATACTTAGCGATCGAGACTGACGAGGCCCGCGCTGGCGCCGACGATCGTCGCCGTGCCGCCGGTGCCGCCCGCGACGCCGCAGTTCACGGGTACCGAGAAACTGGTCGCATTCACGCGCGTCGCGACCCGCGCGCCGTTGGCGTCGGCGTCGCTGCCGACAATCCCCGCCAGCGTGACGGTGTCGCCGGTTTGAAAGGTATGCGTCGCGCAGGTGATCACGGTCGGACTCGCCTGCGTGTTGCTGGTGATCGCCACGGGCGGGGCGAGCGCGTCGAGGATGCGCTGGGCGACCTCGCGCTCACAGCTGCCGCCGTTTTCGAGTTCGATGATCAGGCGGTCGGAGGTGTTCGAGGCCCGCGCGAGGCCGGCAATCGTCAGCCCACCCAGGATCCGCCGCGCTTGCAGTGTGTCGAGCCTTACCCCACGCGCGCCTCCCATGTCTTACCGCTCCCGCTGCACGGCCCGCTCGAGGGCCACGGCGAAGCGATCGAGAATCACGTCCTCATCGGCGACGGTGAGCTCAAAGAATTCGCGCTTCACATGCGCGCGTCCCGCGCCGGTGATCTGGTGATAGGCGGCCTTCTCGGAGGGCGCTTTGGATCGACTGCGCTGAATGAACGTCTGACCCGGCACGCTTCACTGTGACGACGTCAGTGCGCGGGCGCTAGAGGGTGGTCGCGAGGCTGGACGCCGACGGACACGGCCGGACGCCGGCGGACACGGGGAGACGTCCGCGCACACGATCGCGGCGGCCGGTTCCGGATGATGGTGTTCCGGGTGACCCCGTTTGTGCAGCGGAACTCGAGCAAGCCGCCGTCCTTCCATTTATAGACGGTCGAGCGACTGACGCCGTAGATCGCGGCGTACCGGGTGATGCTGACCCACTCTGACGCGACGGCGGACGCGTTAACGGGTAAAGCCAAGGGTGACCGAGGTGTCCGTGACCTCGATTAAGGCGATGGCGTTGAGCATGTCGCCACTGACCTGGAGGTTGACCGGGCCGGCGCCGAGGTGCTTGGCCTTCTCGGCCGCGTAGCCTGTGGAGTAGGGCTTGAACGCCTGGTCGTGCTGATCCCGGCCGCTCACCGTGCGCCGGATAATCCGCTCCCGCGCCAGGAGCCCGATCTCCCGCATGAGCTCTTTGGTGCTCAGGTCGAGCTGGGTCAGCGGGCCGAAATTCTTCGTGACGGTAATCGGCATCAGGACCTCGGCGGAAAGAGACTCGTGAAGCCCACCGACCGGCCCCAATTCCCGAGCCGTTGCATGATGCGCGGCCAGCCCTGGTAGTTGCCCCACTTGTACCGGAGGTGCTCGAGATACTGGCGTTGCCACTCCGCATCGGGCAGGCATCGCGCGCGATACAGCGCGCGGTAGCGCACCTCCTTGTGGTGCTGCACGACCGGCCGTTCCACGCTCTGCGGCACGAGGATCTCAGGCATCAGGACACCCGCTGCGCCAGCACGGCGGCAAACCAATAGGGACACCGCTCGATCGTCGGCTCGTGACACCAGACCCCCGCGTGGGGTTCCGGCAAGCTGTAGGCGCGATTGACTTCGACCAAGCCGGGGACGATCAACCGTTCCGTGAGACTCGCCGGGCTGTAACTCCGAAAGTGCCGGTTCTCGGAGACCCGGTGCGTCGGCTGACAGGGCACGTCGAAATACACGAACCCGTGCGGCCGGAGCCACCGGGCGATGTTCTGCATCGTGCGCGTGTCCCCGTCCTCGTCCTGCGGATCGCCGTAGAAGCCGAGGCCGAAATGCTCGAGCGCCCCCAACAGCACCACGCGGTCCAGCGTGTCGGGCTCGAACAGGTCCGGGCGCTGGGCATCATCGACGCGCACCTCGTACCCGACCGCGTCGCGCAGATGCGGCCGCGCATCCACCCCGATCAGCTCAAAGGTCGAGTCGGCCCGGTGCATGCGGTCCAGCCAGTCACTTTCCGCGCACCCGAGCTCCACAATGAGCGCATGGGGCGGAAACGTCAGGTTGAAGCGCTCGATCGCGGCGGTGAAGAGCATCAACGCCGGGTCCGAGTGGTCATAGGTCCAGGTCATCCGGTAGACTGCTCAGTCGTGGCCCTGGTCATTCGGCTCTCGCGGCTCCTCGATCGCCTGCGGGCACGCCTCGCCCGCGACGCCGAGCTCCGCGCCAAGGGTGTGCTCGTCATGCCGCGGCCTTCAGGCGGTCGATCTGTTCCTGCACTTCCGGTACGCGCTGCCGACCCCGATCCAACAACTCGCTGAACTTCGACACTTCCGTCCAGACGTGGCGGCAGTTGTAGCCCCCGCCGGTCAGGAACACGTTGTCGAGCTGCCCGTTGTCGAGCGCGTCGATCTCGGCGCGCGTGTAGACCCTGCCTGCATGCTGGAGGCAGAACGGCCGCGTCTTCTCATCGATCGGCCCGAAGAACGCAAAGGGCGTCTCGGCCGCCTCCCCCGCTTGGAGCGCTTCCACTTGCCGGCCGAAGATGCTCACGCTCGTGTCGTAGAGCGTCCGGATCTGCGGCGCCGATCCGTCGAGGATCTCGCCGAGGTCCGCGAGAATCGCGTCGGCGGTCCGTGAGCCGAACACGCCGCGCGTGGTGGCCTGCCAGAGCACCCGCGTCACGGCGTCCCCTTCGTCTAAGAGATCGCTGAGATGCAGCAGCTTCAAGGCTTCGATGCGCTGATCGAACGCGCCGCTGAGTTTCGCCACGGCTTGGGCTAAGCGCCGGGTATCCAGCACGCGCGCCGTGAGCACATCCAACGGCCCCGACAATGCGCTTTCGGCGAGGTCGTCGTAGCCGGACGTGAGCAACGCGTCCCGGATCGCGCGGCGGGTCCGATTCGCTAAGGCGGCTTTCACGATCGCCGTACGCGAGCCTTCGCTCACCTCACGCACCAGTGGCCCGAGCTTCCGCTCAGTGTCGCGGAGGACCTGGGCGAGTTGCTGCGCAAAGGCTCGACTCGCCTGCTCGGCCGTCTCGGCAATCTTCTGGGCCGCGCCGATGACCAGCTTGATCGTCATGCCTTCGCCGGATCCGGCGGGATCGCGGGGACCTTGCCACCGCCCTTCACCGCCGCATCCATAATCTGCATGCGCTGCTGCATGCGTTCCGCCGGCGTCGGATCATCGGGCGCCGCGTCGATGGCCTTCATGATCTCCTCGACTTGCTGCGGCGTCAGGTTCGCCATCCCCTCGAACTTCGTCACGAGCGACTTCCGCAGTTCCTTGAGAAAGAGCGCGGGCATCCCGACACTCTGCGCGGCCTGCACCTGTTGCAGCACTTCGTCGAAGGGCGTCGCGCTGAACCGTTCCGGATAGTGGATGGTGACTGCGTCGTCGTCCTTCTTCGTGGGCCCGCTGTCCGCGCCGTGGCGCCACCGATACCAACAGTCCACGAGCGCGTACTCCGCCTGCTGGCATTCATCCGCATACGCCGCGAGCCGGGTGTTCATCTCTTCGCGCTTGATCGTCAGCGACCCTTCGGCTTCGGCGTCTTTACTATCCGACTCCCACTGCACGCCGGTTTCCCGGTAGATGGTGCGCTTGGTCGCCTGGAGCTCCTCTTGATACGCGGTCACGTTGGCCGCATCCCCGGAGAGCACACTCGCGGCCGCGCCGGAGAAGAGGACGTTCATCGTCCCGGTTTGATTGCCGAGAAGCGCCTGCGCTTGCTCGACACCCATCGCGTCGGGGCCCGTGCCGAGCGGCAGGTTGATGAAGCTGAAGGTCTGATTGCGCAGCAGCTCCCGGAGCTCGCTCGTCAGGTTGAACACGTCCTTGTAGAGCCGGGGATCGCCAAGGACCGATTGCCCGACGTCGGAGAGAATCGCCCGCCGCTTGCCGAAGAGGAACACGCACGGCAAGCGCCCGAGCTGGTGCTCGCCCCGTTCGATGGTTTTCCCGCTCTTGAAGTCGTACAGGGACCAGCCGGTCTCGTCGATCACCCGCACCCGGTACTGGGTGACCGGCTTCAGCTCGCTGTAACTCGTCGCCTGAACGGCTTCCACGACCTTGATCGAGATGATCTGGCCGTTGTCATCCGTCAGCCAGTTCAAGACGTCCAACGGCGTGTACAGCCGCACGTAGGGCTGCCCCTCATCCGCCGCGGTCTGCGCGTCCTCGCCGGGCGTCGGGCCCGAGGGCAGCTCGAAGTACAGGACCACGTGCCCGAAGGTCGCGGCGAGGTCCCACCAGGCCGGCATCGCGTCGTCGATGTGCGTGCCTTTGCCGTCGACGTCGTCCCACCACTGCTCGAGCTCGCCAAGCTCGTCGCTCTGGCCGTCGCCGATCCGGCGGTTCGGCTGCTCGCGAAAGAGGGCGGACTTCTTCGCCTCGAGGATCGCGCTGGCGAGGTTCTCGTACCGGGCAATCGCGCGCCGCGCCTTCAACTTCTTCCCCGGCTTCACGGGCGTGATCGCGGTGTGGTCCTCCCACTCCCGCGGATGCGCGACCAGGTAGGTGCCGTCCTTGAACCCCCCGGTCCCTTCGCGCACGTGCCCGAGCGTGATCCATTCGTCCTGGAGCAAGTCGTAGATCGGATGCCGGGCCGCGGCCACCTTGGGCCCCAGATCCGGAAAGGCCGTCGACGCCGTACTGAGCACCGTCATAAGAGCCACTCCACCCGGGAGGCCCCGGCTTTGACCACGGGTTTCTCCGCCGGGAACTCCCAGGCGATCCAGTAGCCGAGCGCGTCCCCGCTATGCGTCACCGTCTCGCCCGGCTTCTTCCAGATGTCGGACTCGCCCGGCTTCTTCACCGTCTGCTCGAGCGAGCGCACCAGATCGCGCGTGCGACACTGGGCCACGGGATCCGTCTTCCGAATGCGCAGCCGCACGGCCCCGTGGGCGTTCTCGAGCAGGACGTTGACCGAGTTCAGCCGCCGGGCGACCGGGGGATTGTCCTTCCCCACGTTGACCGTCAACGGTCCGACGTGGGCGAGCAGTTCCTTGATGACGTCGTAGTTGCTGCGCAGGCTCTGATGACTGCGCCGCGATCCGGTCGCATCGCCGTAGATCACGAGCCCCGCGGGCCAGGACGGATACCGCTCGACGAACGCCGCACACACGGCCATGACGGCGGAGGCGTAGAGCGTGAACGCGTCGGTGACGAACGCTTCGGGCCCGTGCAGCCCACTGATCTGCTGCCCGACCACCAGGGCCATGGGGTCCACGTTGAAGTCAAAGCTCACGCGCAAGGGCAGCGACGGGTCCGCCTCGGGGACGCCCGGATCCCAATGCGTCGCCCGCGTGAAGACGGGATACGCCAGCGCGCCCGTGAGGTTCGCGAACTTGCCCCCGAGGTACGAGGCGATCTCGGCGTCGGTCGCGTTCTCGCGCACCTGGTCGACGTACTCGGGGAAGTGCCGCAGGAGCTCCGTGTTCGCCCGGGTGTCCATCGTGTAGACCCGGTAGAGCGGATTCGCTTCCTCCCCGAACTTGTCCATCAGCCAGTTCAAGCCTTCCGGCGTGCCGGCGCCGAAGACCTGCCGCAAGGTCGCGCGGGGATTGCGGACGCGGTTCACCGTGTTGCGCCACGCTTCATAGGGCTGAATGCCGGGTTCATCCACCGCGCCCCAGGCCATGTTCGGCCCCTTGATCGCGCGCGGCGCTTCGCCCGAATAGAAATGGATCGACCCGCCGCCTTCCCATTCGAGCAGGTGATGACTCTCGCGGTAGTGAAACTGATCGGGCCGGAGAAACCAGGGCGCGCCGGTGTCGGGGTCGCATTCCTCGAGCGTCGGGAGGAACGTGTCGAGCACGTGATCGAAGTTCGGCACGGTGATGAGCCCCGGCAGGGGCGCGTTGACCGCCGAGAGCTTCAGCGCCTTCCCCACCATCGTCATCGTTTTGCCGGCCCCGTAGCCGCCGGCAAACAGCAGTTTCGCGTTCGGCGTGTCGTCGTCGAAGAACCCTTCCTGTGGGGTGCCCGGAATCGGGGCCCAGCGGATCAGGAGTTCGGTCGCGTCGGCGATCACGTCGGCGCCTCCGGCTTGTAGCGCCCGCCGAACATCACTTTCACGGCCACCGGCTGATCCTGGTTCCCGACGACTTCAAGCGGAATGAGGCGCGCCATGATCTTGTAGAACGCGGTCTGATTGCTCTTGGCCCAGCGCTGGAACGTGTGATCGCCGCCGATGCCGTCAAACGCGACGAGCACCGCTTCCTTGAAGCTCGCCGTGATGCGGTTCGGCGTGCCTTTCGCGCGGCCACCGCTCTTGCGGCGTTTTCTACTTCGGCCTACTTTAGACACCGGTTGCCGCCTCACTTCCGCACTTTCCAGACGTCCGCATTCGCGTTCGGATAGAACGCCACATCGCTGTTCGAATCCGTCACGCTGAACCGCGCCTCGTACGGACTCTGCGCCGCTTTCAGATCCTCCGCCGCCGGTTCATAGCGCACCGTCCCACTGGCGGCCACGAGCCAGTTCACCTTGCCCGCGATCGGCACGACCCCGCCCTGCCGATCGCGGAGGACGAGCGACACCGTGAGGCCGGTCCCGACGATGGCCAGGCGGGCCGCGCCTTCCCCGTCATAGAGCGTCACGTCGACGGGGGCGGTTTCGCCTTCGACCAGGTGTCTCATGACGGCGGCTCCTGCGGGGGTGACGGGGTGGCCGCCGCGAGCTGCGCGCGGAGGGCGTCGTTCTCGGCCATGAGCTGCGCGATGCGGAACAGGAGATCGCCGATGAGGGTGCGGAGATGGTGATCGATGTTCATGGCCTATTACCCGCCGAGGTACGTCAGGACGTACGCCTGACCGCTGCCCATCTTGTTTTCGAGTTCGTAGCGGCTATTCCCGCTCGACCAGTAGACGTTCGTGCGCGAAGCGGTCGTGGCCGTCACGGTGAACAGCGATGCGGAGCCGCTCACAAGGGTGGGCGTGTTCCCGCCTTCCAGTCGGTAGAGCGCGGCGGCCCCTTGTGTGCGGTTACTGACGACCAGAAAGCCCATCGAGGCCCCCGCGGTGCCCACCGAGACGATCCCGGCATCGGCGATGGTGTTCTGCGCGCCCTGCAGTCGCGTCACATCAAGCGCATCCGTGGCCAGCACTTCACGGTTGGCGGTGTTCGCGGCGTTGCGCGCCTGGATCGTGAAGGCACTCGCGAGGCGGATCGTGCCAGCGGTCGCGGGGGTGGTGCCCAGATTCAAGCCGGTCGCCCTCAGCCGCGCCGCCGCGGTCCCCGATCCGAAATAGACATCCGTGAGGTTGACGTTCCCGATCACCGCCGTGTTCGCGCCCATGCCGATCGCGGCGTAGCCGAGCACGATGGTGTTCGTATCGGTGTTGTCCAAGCCCCGCGTATCACGCCCGATATAGACGCTGTTCGCCGCCAGGGTCAGGACTGTGCCCACCGCCTGCAAGTTGCCCGCGGCATACCCCACACACACGTTATTGCCGCTGGTCGTGAGACTCCCGCCCGCGCTCCGCCCCACCGCCACGTTGCCCGCGCCGCTCGTGAGGGCGTAGAGCGCGCTAAAGCCGACCGCGGTATTCCCTGACGGCGAATCCGCGAACACGAGCGCGTTTTCACCGATCGCGACGTTCTCGCTGCCCGACACATTACTGAATAAGGCGTCCACCCCGATCGCGGTGTTGAAATGCCCGGTGGTGTTCTGCACCAACGCATCGGTGCCGACCGCAGTATTAAATTCTCCCGTGGTGTTGCGATAGAGCGTGCCTTTGCCGACGCCGGTGTTGTCGCGGCCCGTCGTCAAGGCGTTGAGTGACAGATGCCCGATCCCCGTATTGGTGGACGCGAGATTCGACGCGCCCCCGCCCGGGCCGAGGGTAAAGTTCCCCGCCTGTGTCCCGAGGAACGTGTTCAGCCCGTCCGAGCCCGGTGCGGCGAAGTTGTGGAGGAAGCGGTCGATCCCTTTGAAGATATTCCCCAGAACAGCGGTACTGACGGCGGCCAACGTGACCACGGACAACGTCGGACTCGCACTCCACGCCGGGGCCACGCCCACGCCGCTCGAGACCAGGACCGATCCCACCGCCACCGCCGCGACCTTCCCGACGGACGCCGCGCCGCTCCCGTACAGCAGATCCCCCGCCGTCATCGCGGAGGTCACCGCCAGGAGCGTGGCATCCGCATCCGGAAAGAGAAACGATCGGAGCTGCGTCGGGCCCGTGCCGGTGATGATGTGCGGCATTAGTGCACCGTCCGCACCGGCTCGACGGCCGGGAAGTCGTCAAAGATCGACGGATCAAAGACCACCGGGTCAAACCGCAGCCCCCCGACGTGCGCGGTCGCCACGGTCCGCACCACGCCCGCCGTGATCCCGCGCACGCGCGACGCGTCGATCGAGGTGACGAGCGCCGTGGACACGGTGACGACGGGCGCGGATTGATCGCCGGGATAGCCTTGCCCTGGATAGCTCTGTCCTGGATAGATGCCCCCGATCATGCGAGCACCGCCTGGTGACAGGTCAGGAGCGCGTCACGCTCCGCCCGCCACGCGTCCGCGTGATCACCGTCCTTCGAGGCCTCGAACCACGGCCCGCCGTTCGTGTAGTGGAGGATCGTCGCGTCGGGGTTTGGCGCGTATTCGCCGACCAGCCAATTCCAGGCGAGCGGGAGCGATCCGATCGCCGCATCGTCGACCCACCAGAAGCGGTGCAGCATCAGCCCGGTGGCGGTGTTCACGTACACGGGTGTCAACTTCCGGCACTGCGCGTTGTCGAACACCATCAGCGAGGACCAGTTCTTCCGCGGATAGGTGCTCTGCGACTGATCGAGAAACTTGCGCGTCGACTTCGGCACGTAGTCGTGCTGGCAGACGGACACGGCGTGCGCGTGGGTCGTCTCGGCGATCAGATCCCACACGTCCGCCTGGCAGAGCATGTCGCAGTCGAGAAACACGGAGATCCCGTTGTAGCCCGACAAATACGGCACGAGGAACCGCGTCAAACTGAAGTCCGTCGACTCGAGCATGCCCCGCGCCCGCGTGTACAGCCCTTCCGCCCGGAGCTGATCCTGGATGAGTGGCGTGATCGCCACCAGCCGACTCGCCCGCGTGAGAATCGAATGCGCGAGCACGTGATACGCGATCGGTTCGCGCGCGTCATAGCCGATGAAGATCCGCAGCGGCGGCATCAATGCGTCCCCAGAATCCAGCGCTTGGCGGCGCCGGTCACATCGGAACATTCGAAGTCGTCGAGGCGAATGACCGACGGCGGATTGAACTGGTTGTACCAAGCGAGCCCCGGCGCCCCGGTCGTGTAGGTCGCATCGGTCTGGGCGCCCGGCGTGTTCGTCGCCGAGCCGTTGATGGTCGGCGCGATCGAGGTCCCCGTGGCCGTGAGCGTGATCACGTCGGTCACGACCTGCGCCTTCGTGCCGGTGGAGCCGAGCTGCGTCCACGTCGCGCCTGCCTGCTCGAACAGGAAGTTACTGCCGCCTGAGTCGCCCCAGGTGAAGCCGTAGAAGTTCTCGCTGGCCGCCCCTTGGCAGCGCACGGCCGGCCCCATCACTTCGCCGTTGCCGCCCGCCACGGCGGCGAGCGCCGCCTGCGCATAATGATCGTCCGGGAACGGCGTCTCGGTGCGCTGCGCGCCCTGATCGGCGGTCAAGAGCGCGCAGGCGAGCGCGTTGGTTTGAATCTGGGCCGAGGTCGTCGCGCCTTTCGTGTACGCCCAGTTCGCGGAGTAGGCCACGAGGCCGGTGCCGTTCACGCCCGTGAAGGGATCGGTAATCGGCATTAGAGCGGCCGCCCCGCCAGGAGCACCGGGTGATTGGCGTACTGGCGCCCCCACGCAATGACGAGGGCCCCGATCGTCGAATCCTCCGTGATGCCCGCCCGGGAGAGGCCGAGATCGGTCGCCACGGCCAGCAAGTGGTCGCGCTGCGCCACCGTGAGATCGCGCACCAAGAGCGGGAGCTTGTCGGTCAGCGCGAACCGCGCCCGCCCGTTGAACCGCTGCAACACGACGGCGATCCCGGCGAGGGAGCGCGCGAGGTTCTTCCCGGTTTCCCCGCCGGTGATCCAACTCGAGGGCAGGCCTAAGGCGTCCGCGAAGGCGCGCACCGCCGCCTGGTCGGCCGTCGAGAGGGAGACGCCGTCATCGATCGGCAAGGCCGTCACGCCGGCGGCGGCCGCGAGCGTCAGATGCTGCGCCGGCGTGACTTCGGCCCCGAGCAGAAACGTGTCGTCCTTACCCCACGGCAGCGCGCCCCAGGGCACATCGAGCCCGGTCGGCAGCGCGCGGCCTTTGACATGGGCCGGCTGCCGCACCGTCGTCAGGCCGTCGACCACCGCGAGCACGGGAACGAGGTAGTAGCGCCACATCAGGCGGCCCCCCGGTCGAACACCAGGTTGTAGGCGAGCCCGTCCGGATCCGCGCCCTGGGCGATCTGGGACGCCCCGCTCGCGGTGTCATGGCGTTCGGTGCGCGCATAGCCGTGCGCGGTCATCCAGGCCGTGATCGCGGCGAGGGTCGCGGCGCGCGTCTCGACTTGAATCGTGCGCGGCGTGAGATCGCCCAGCCCCAGGAGGACGTCTGCTTCGTTCCCGTCGACGTCGATCTTCACGGCGGTCACGGGCCGCAGTCCGGGCGTCGCCGCCGCGAGGGCCGCGAGCGTCGTCTGATACGTGAGTTCGTGCGCCACCGGCGCAAAGGGCCGCCCGTCTTCCCCGATCGCGTGGCCGAGCTGACTCCCGGAGGACCCGGCGTGCAGACTCCGATAGTGGAACGGCCACCAGCCCGGCGCGGCCCCGAGGGCGCCCGCGATCACCGTGACGCGATCCGCGAGGCCGTTCAGGGCGAGATTGCGGTGCAGACTCACGACGTTGGCGGGATGGGGTTCGAAGGCGTAGACCCGGCCCGTCGGCCCGACTTGCCGGGCCGCGATGATCGAGTAGAGCCC